TAATAACATTGAATTCCATTATCTTTTCCTTTTAAAATTAATTATTCATCTTCTTCTTCTTCTTCCCATTCTTCATCTTCTGGGTAATCCATAATATTAATATCTTCATCTAATTTACAAATATTATCTACTTCTTTACGGAACTCATCAAAATATTCAATAGAATATGGAGCATTGTCTGGTTGATATCCATAATGTATAAAAATATCAAAAAATGCAAGTGTGACTATTTTATTCTTAACAAAATAATCCAGTAATACTTCATCTTCAAATTCATCAATAGTAGGGTTTCTATCTACATCTTTTGTTAATAGATCTAATTTTGATTTTACATATTGTGCAGTATACCAAATATCACCTAATTTTATTCTTGCAATTTTAACTTCAACAATATCATAACATAGCTTCATTATCTTTTCCTTTTTGGTGCCCTCGGCTGAGATCGAATCAGCGACCAATGAATTAAAAGTTCACTGCTCTACCAACTGAGCTACGAGGACAAATTAGTTGAATTGTTCAAATTTTAACCGATAATTATAATCATATACTGAAGGATATGCTCTACCTCGACCATTTTCATCTTCAAGTGAATTAATATGTAATTTAATTTTTTTATCAGTATTTTTATAATGTTCAGTATAAACCCATTTTTTGTCAATACAAATAACTAGTAACCATATTCCTGGTTCTTTATCTAATACATAATATAACCATTGCCCACATAATACTTTATATCCAGTGAACTTCATTTCATTCTCCTTTGATTTCATCAAGCATTTGTTTAACTTTGTTTATTTCTTCATCGGTATGAACAGTTCCGCCAGTATTAAGTTCAAGATACCAACGTAAAACTTCTTCTCTTGTTTTAAGATTATTCACTGAAAATGTAAATTTAGGATTCCATTTAAGTTTATCTTCAAAATCATTTATAGTGTATCCATCAGGTTTTTCTTCAGAATGAAATATTGCAAGTTCACCACGAAGAAATTTTCTTACAGCTTCAAGCCTTTGTTTGCCATCTACAAGAACGAATGGTCCACGAAAATCATCCATCCAACCATTACAATTAAGAATTAATTCATCAGCACCATTACCACCACGAAGTTTAAACTCAACATACATTTTCTGCTGCTTTTCATTCCAAACATGTGCTCTCTGAAAATCAGGATTTAAATCAAGAGATGAATGTTTCTCTGATATCCATCTTTCAAGATGGCGTTCAAGAGAAATCCATGATACATCAATTGAATAATTTCCAATGTTTGTAAGTTTCTTAATATCTGTGAACTTCATTTCATTCTCCTCTATTTGAATTTTCAATTAAATATAATATAATAAAAGAAACTCCCAATGTCAACTAGTTTTTAAATATTCATTCTCCCACAATATTCTGATACACATCTCATAACTGGTAATCTGCACCCTGAACAAACTGGAATCTTCATTCTATCTCTATCATAAACAAGAGTGTTTATAATTTCAATCCTTCTTGGATGAACCAATGTATCCTCTACACTATCTGTATATAAATTTCCAAATGTTTCATCATATTGCCAATCTCTAAAACACATATGAACTTCACCAGTATTTCGAACAAAATAATACATTACTGGCATATAACATGGTTCTTGAAGACATGTTCCAGGAAAGTCATAGTTGTGAATCCTATCATCCATATCTTCGCCAGCACCTTCATCAGTCACTGCTTTATCATATCTTGGATGAAAACATACATTATTTACTCCAGAAGAAGCGTGTTCTTTAATAAGTCTTTCATGTTCAGACTTACTATAGATAGATAATCTTAGAACATCAACTCCAGCTTCTACTATTTCTCTCATCATTCTAGAATCAAGAAGTTTACCATTTGTAAACATACCAATTGTACATTTTGGTAAACTCTTCTTTACATATCTTACAAATTCAGACATTCTTGGGTCAGATAGTGGTTCATCATAACCAGAAAGATAAAATAAACCAGAAAAATCATACTTCTTAAGAAACTCAACAACTTTTTCAAGAATACTTGCAGAAAGAAACATCTGATCTCTTTTATCATAATGGAGAGGACACCAATCATGAATACCTTTATAATGACATCCATTATGAGTTTCTACATTAATATATTGAATATTTCTAGCGTGCTGTTCTAAACTCCACTCTTCTGCTCGCAAAGAAGTACCTCCTTAAATTTTTCTGTATTATGTGAAACATAATCTGGAACATCTAATATTTTTGTTTGTTTAAACCAAATGTCTCTTCCAAGTGGATCTCTAAGATTCTTTATTCTATCTTTTATTTCATATTCTGCAATTATATATTTCTCTTTTAATTCTTCACTATGTGAAAAAGATTCTATTTTTCTAATTATTTCTTTTGCTCCTCTAAGATTAGAAAAATGCCAACCAGCATGATCAATCGAAGTTCTAAGTTCTTCATTCCAAATATTATCAGTTCTTAGAGAATATAAATTTCCTCTTTTTTCATAAAGATGTTTCTTTCTACATGCTTTTCCCATATGCCATTTCCATTTAAAACATTGTTCTGCACTATAATCTAAAGTATGAGTAGATCTAGAAGGATCTACTTCACAATCTAAATAATACCATCTCATGTCCATGTTAAATGTAACAATACAATCATGAACCATAGCCATTTCTATTGCTACAAAATCTCTAATTATTTCATCACAATCTAAGTATAAAATAAGATCATCATTTTTAAATATTGGAGCAACTGACATTAACATATCTCTTTGTTCAAATTCATATTCCCATATAGATTGGTTTGGTTTTCTTCTTTCACTATGATGAACATATAATATTTTATCTTCAAAATCTTGAAGCCATTCTCCTTCTTTACTATGAAATAATTCTTTAAAATAAAGTGGTTTTCTATTTCCAGAATACGTATAATCTGACTCCATAATAACAAACCAATCGACAAAACTATGATGATGAAGTCTTATATCAAGAGCTTCTTTTTCTCCATTATAAGCAAAGCAATCATACACCATAAAATCCTCTTTTATTTTAAAATTGGGGTGCGCTGCGGGATTCGCCCACGCTAACAGGGCCACATCCTATCGTGCTACCATTACATTAAGCTCACACCATTTATTATGAAAGATTTATCATTGAATACATTGGCACAACTTCATATCCCATGTCTTCTGTAAGAATATCATTGACACAATTCAAAGCATCCATTACATCACTCTGAGAACTTGTAGTTATTACAGCTTCTCTCTTCTCAGCCAAAGTCTTTGAGAATTCTTCTGAAGAAATTGGTGCAGTACCTTTATAAACTCTAGACATAATTACAGGTCCATTTGGAGACATTCCAAAGAACTGAACCATAACTAATCTAGAATCTCCATCTTTGTAGGTTTCAAAATCTGCTGAAAAAGAAATATTATTAAGTGCTACTTTTCTTGCCTTTTCCGGTGTAACAACTGGTTTTAATTCTTCGGTACTAACTTCTTTTTCTTCAATGCCAGTATCAGTTGCTTTCTTTATCTTCACTTCTTCCTCCTGTTTTAGATTATTTTTCCACTATAGAACTTTCTTTCTCCGAACTCCCAATTTCTTCTTGTATCTATCCAACTAGCAACTGGAGTTATAAATCCAACAACTCTTGAAAAGAACTTTATATCTTCAGATCCACATGCTGGACATTTAGTTTCTTTATTTGTTGCTAAGAAATAATGTCCATTATAACATTTAGCATATACATAATTTAAAGCCCAATATACAGTTCCAGTTTTTACTGCTATTTCAAATAATTTTTTCATTTGATCTGGTGTAATATGCTCAGATTCATCTATATTAATATGAAGAATTGAACCTCCTGATGTAAGAGTATCGAACTTTCCTTGAATCTTAAAGCGGTCAGATATAGTAACATTTCCAACCACAAGAGGAACATATTGATTAGAATAAATCTTCTCACCTCTACTCTTACCCATTATATCATCAACTTCTGCTAATCTTACAGCTAAAGACTCACCGGGAATCTGTTCAAGATTATACTTTGATGTTCCTTGTGATGACCACTCTTGAGTTTTCTTACTAATCCTTGATACAACATCAATAGCGAATGAATAGTTCTTAATATTTTTCGAAACGTCTTCGTAACCATGAAGGGAATTATAAGCACTCTGCATTTCATAAACGCCAATAATTCCAATGGTACTATATTGCTTTTCAAGGAACATCCATCCATGAGTATATAGAGGAAGAACTCCAACTTCTATATGTTTCTCTATAATCTTTCTATGAGCTTCAAGAATAAGTTTACAATCATCTAATCTATTATATAGATTTTCTAAGAAAAAGTCTTTATCAAATATTCCACTTGGTGTTGATTCAACAAAAAGTCTTGGCATATTTATTCCAACAACCCTATGACTTCCTATTGATACTCCAGATACTCCAAATGAATTCTGGTAATCAGTAAAAGTATTTACATCGTTTCGTAAACGACAACATGATGAAAGTGATGTAGGATCTCCAGTATAAATGTTACCAAGTGCTTTTTCACAATTAACTTTACACACCCAGTCTACAAATTCCTCATCCACTAATTTTCCATCTAAGACTGAACATGCTAAAGTAACAACTGGAAAAGTAAATATTCCTTCTTTCATATTCATTCTAGTAAATTCTTCAAAGAATCTCATACCAAGAAGCTTTACAGATCTTAGATCTGGTTTAGATCCATCTGGATATGTTTTCTCTCCGAATAGATATTCTAGGAATCCAGAGTCAGCTATATTTACATTGGTAAATGGTGATTGTCCCGTCCTGAACTCAGTTCCAAATGAATAAACAATATGCTGAAACAAGTTCTTTAGTTCATCTCTTTGGTCTTCATTCATTACATCTTCTGTGAGGTATTTATCTCCAAACTTTTTTCTGTTCAAATAATCCCAGTAAAAGAACAAATCTGGTAAAGCTACAGCACCAGCTAATTGATTAGATAAGTAAGCTACTATCTGAACAACTAAGTTTACAAAAGATGAAGGTCTCTTCGGTGGAAGTATCCTTGCATTATAATTCATAAATGGAGCACCTTCAAACATCAACATCTCTAAAGATTGTGCCCAACAATATGGTTTTTCAACTGATGCTAGGTCATTAACAAATAACTCTCCATCTATAATTCTTTCTATTACATTATTAGCTTTGACTATTGAATATACTTCTTTTACTCCATCATTCATCTGAACTTTCTTCATATACTTCCATAAAAGATAAAGCCCATTAAGCCTAAGAGTAGCCTTGTTATTTTCAGCTGAAAATTGAGATACAGTCTTAGTACTAACATTAGCATTTTGGTCTACTGTAATATCAATAGTACTTCCAGCTGATTTAGAAAAGAACCTTCTAGAAAAATTGTTTATGTCTCTAGCTTGATTAGATATTCCTTGTATATGAAATACTTTTTCAGGAAGTCTACGCTGAAGATCATATATTAATTGAACAAATGCCGAATCATAGGAAGTTGAAGATACGAGAAGTTTCCTCGTACGATTCATTTTTTCTTCTGCTTCCTTCTCTTGAATTTCTGGAGATACCAAGAACTATTCTCCCTACTTTTACGGGTTTATATCTTCAAATACTACTGGGATTGCTTCTTTAGCTTTCTCTAGAACTTTGGTCATTATTTCTCTCATCTGAGGATGAGCTGCTTTAGATAGTCTGAGTGAGAATATATGTCTCCACTCCCTTATATTAGCAGTAACAACTATTTCAGTTTTCAGAGAATTTGGAAGTACAGATCGTGCTTCTTGAGGTGTTCTATTAAACTGATTTAAAAGAATTTTATATGACCATTCTGAAAAAAGACACGATATCATCCATATATCTAAAGAGTTCATTAAAAATCCATTACCCATTCTAAAATCTAATTCAACATGATTATCTGGAGCATCTTCATTTGGTTCAAATCGAATACACGGTACATATATATTTTTTCTTTCTTCCATTGGATCGAAGAAAAATGGAGTAATATACTTTACACCTGTTTCTCCATCTATTTCTCTTCCAACATAATCACAATATCGAGTACTTTCCTGAGAGTAAGCACATAAACGATGTCTTACAATCTCATGAGTAACACCTCTATCACAAACTATTCTAACTGTCATAGAAGCATGTTCAAGAACTGAGTGATGTCCTCTTTTAATTATCATTCTGACAAATTCTTCAGAAGAATCTTTAGTAATCTTTTCTTCACTTTTATAACAAGTTCTGCCAGCTCTTTCTATAAGAGCAATGGCATTTGGTGTTACAGATTCAATAGAACAACTTGGTTCCAAAAGTACCACGATTTCCTCCTCTTTAATAAAACTTTCTTTATATAGATATTTAGTCTTCAAAAGATATAATGTCAACTAATTTTTTTGCTTCTATAAAATGTTTCAATATTATCACAAAGATCAGCAAATTTAGAAGCATACCATTTAACATGAAGTCTTGCATCATTTCTAAATTTAAGTAAATCTTCATCTGTTATATTCAAATCTGGATTCTGAACAATAGATGATAGATTTTTTATAATATTTACAGATTCATCTGAAATCTTTTTAAATTCTCTGAAAAGTTCTATTCTTTTTATATCATCCATTTGAAATCCCATTCATTATAGAAAAGATAGAGTTTTTCTTAGTTGATTCTTCAGGATAAATAGATCTTTGTGTGCTATTGTTTTGGATTAGAAAATTTCCATTAGCAGTCTTACCTTCTTCAAGAGCTTTAACTGCAAGTCTTACTATGTCTTCAGCCGTTTTTGCTGGAACATTCTGAGTTATAAGGTATTTCTTTTTTTGATCTGTGACGAAGTCATGAGGAAGACACATAAGATGCATGCATTCCCTCATAGTTATATACCTATCTTCCTCACATAGAACAAACCTTAACATGTTTTTAGAAATTACAGCATTCACATGATCATTTTCTGCAAATATTGGACTTTGATCCCAGAAGTTCATGTTCATACCAATTTTATTTACAACATGTTTAGCTACTCTAGCTTCAGTAGTATTTTCTCTTCCATTAGAATTTATGAAATTTAGATACTTATCTTTAAATTCTGGTCTGAACGCTAATTGAAGAAAAGTACTTGCTCCAAGTTCACGAGCTCCAGAAGCTGTAATTCCAATAGAATCCATAAATTGACTATATAAACTTGTTTTCCATTCTTTTTTTGACTCTTCCCTATTATTATACGTTGCCCATTCTGGAATTTCTGCAAAATAATCTGCTAAAGACTTATGTGGTTCATTAACCCAGTCTAGAATATATGATTTACTTCCCTTCCAGAAAAAGCAAAAAGTTCTCCTTCTTCTCTGAGGAACACCATGAAGAAGAGTATCTGTATAATAAACAGATACACTATATCCATTTGCTGAAGCAACTTCTCTTAGACCATCTAACACTTTTGACCCAGCATTAGTTGATAATACTGGAGCATTTTCTAATACATATACTTTTGGTTTAATTCTACCAAGAACAAACTTAGCAGTATTAAATATAAATCTATTTTGTATCGCTTCTGGTCCTCTAGCTTTGTTTATATCAGCTATATTTCCATTTGATCTGGATGAATTAAGCTGACTAAGACCGCCGCATGGTGGTACACCAACTACTATGTCCACATCTTTATTTTTACTTTCAAATTTAGATTCAGTATCTGCATCTAAGAATGAATTTGAACCATCTTCTATAACGAAATACTTATATGAAAGATGTGGATAATTTTCTAAATACACTCCATCATTTAAAGAAAAACAAGGATATGATATTATAAATTCTGGATCATTCCTCAAAGCTCTTTTAGCTCCTATAGCAAATCCGCCTATAAGTGGAATTATAGATGCAAATTTCAAAATTATCTCCTTGATAGAATACTGCTAAATGGTCCAGATACAAAGGTCATTTTACTAATTTCATTATTCTTTTCTGTTATAAAATATTCAGAAACTGCTTTTATTTTGAATCCAAGATCTTCGGATCCCTTTCTAAACATTTCACATATATGCCTACCGTCAAAATACTCGTCTTTAAGAGAAGATATAATATATTTTAATATTTGATTATAAGCAATTGGATCCTTTTCAAGTTCTTCCATTTTTTCTGCAAAATCTTTAGGAGATTTAGTTCTTAGAAAATCTGGAATAACACCGTCTAAATGTTTATTCTGATCATATGTCGGATGAAGAAATGGTATAGTTCCACAATATATACTTTCCCATACTTTAGCAGTACACCATCCAGGAGCAATTGGTATAAGGAATGAATACTTTGATGAACCTATGATATTCCATATTTTATAATAAGGAACGGTTCCTTTAAATTGTTTATATTTCTTCATCCAAGTATCATCCCATTTACCAAATACCTCAAAACTTGATCTCAAATCATCTCTTATATTTTTATTTCCTAAAACATACTCTTCTAAAATTGGTCCTCTAAGTGTTCCGCCATTCCCACCTTCATTCATAACCATAGATAAAATAGATGTTTTTTCTGGAACAGAAGGTTTATCCATTCCATATAAAAACATGTTCTCGAACCTAGAGTAAATAGTAGGAACCACAGTAGTAATAACTGTCATATCATCTTGAGATTTTACATGCTTTACTGACATATTATTTGTATCCATTTGAGACAAAGAGAACTTAGCGACATTAAATAAATCTCTTCCTCTAATTGGATGATATCTTGGATCTGGTGTTAAAGTAAAATAAGGTATACTGCGTTTATTTAAGAAGTAAACAATTGGAGCAGCATACCTCTTAAACATTTCTAAACATATTGCTTTTTGTCCAGCTTTTGCTTTCGATATATTAGGAATAAAATTTGGTATATTAGCATTTCCAACTGGTCCTGAGAAAAACATACCAAAATCTATATCTACTCCATCAAGTATTTTATCTGGAACCATATACTCTTCATCTTCTGTAGCTGTTCTACTTCCAGCTGCATCAATCATATTCTTATTAGGAAAATTCTTAGCAAATTCAGATTTAGACATCTTATAAATATCAGACTTTCCAATCATATAGAAAGTTATCTCAGGATAATATTTAGCTAAACACTTGTAAAAAATTGGCGCTTCACAATCTCCACCAATAGGACCCCATTTTGATTCATCGAAAAGAATAGACTTTCCGAACTTCCCTATAGCAACTTTCATTCCACAGCCCTCTTATTTTGATTTTATATTCCATATACTTGGAACTTGAAAATGAGCCTTTGGAATATCTATAGTTAATATTACATGTTTAAAATCAGCTATTTTAGAAATTTTCATATCAACATATATCTTTTTTATAATAAACTTTTTTAATCCACGTAAGTTCATTCTTTTACCATCATAATCAACTATTCCTGGACCAAATATATCTGTCCATTTTTTAGAAATTTTTATTTTAGATTCATGATTAAGTCTTTTTCTATGATCCTCACATGTTGATAAAATAGATATAGCTGACATTTCCATCATATATGGATTGTGACATGTGAGATTAGTCATTCCAGCATGTGCTAAAGCTATCGCAAAATCAGTATCCTCAAGAGTATTTAGTGATGTATCAAATCTTATTCCACTGGAGAACACTCTATTCGTCGATACATAGAACACACCACCAGCTAATTCGGTATTACTTACAAGCGTAGAGATAGTTGAATCTTCACCTGGAGTTTTATATCTACCATTCTTAAATGACATTATATTTACTATTTTTGATACTTGTTCTGGAAGTCTCTCTACATAATCAAATACACTCCATAATTTATCAGAAGTAAAACATAATATATCATCATCAAAGAAGAAAGCTGGATAATTTTCTGGTAATAACATATATTCATTAATAAGAGAATTTCTTCCACCAGCTGGTCCCATATTTTCTGTTGTAGCTATTACATTTACAGAAATTGATACATTATCTTTACTTTGAAGTTCTTTTACTTTAATACTAAATTTCTTTGTAAAATCTGGGCTCCATCTTTGAGCTAAATATGTTAAATCTAATGTTCTAGATTTAGATGATTGTTCAGCAAACCATTCTAACTGTTTTAGTATTTGAGCAGATCTTTTAGAAAACTTTATAGACTCATCATCAGGAAGATAACTTAAAATATAAACATGCATAATTATTTCCTCTTAGAAGCTAGATCTTTTACTTTATCGAAGTCGAATTGATATGTAACATCTGCCCATTCGATTCCTATTGCTTCTATGTCTACAAACTTTCTAACTTCAGCAAAATTAAAGAAATCAGTTATTTCATACTCATCTCTTGTATTAGATTTTTCTATCATATTTAAAAGTCCATCATTATTCATAGCTTTTTCAGATACAACCATAAATCCACAAAAGAAATCTCCAGAAACAAATCCATGTGGTTTCTCTATAAGAACATTACCAACTGCAGCTGCAAGTTGTAAATTTCTTGGATCAAAATCATTACTTTTAACTGTAGCTACAACTTCCGTCTTATCTCTTTTAACATTGAATAAAAATTGATTAGTAACTTCTCCTCTGTAAAAATTATCTCCAAACAATATTAAAGTATTCCCAACTCTTCCCATCCATGGTCTAAGAGCAGCTGCTGGTCCATACTCATCTGGACTTTGAAAGTCAAATCTTAGTTTCATATTACTCTTGGCAAAAAATTCAATATCTTCTTTCACAGCAGTAGTAATGTTAGAACCCACCATACAGACATCTTTCTTATTTAAAGTAACGCATACATCATTTATTCCATTATCGAAACAAAACTCAATAGCTCTCTGTGGAAGAGTCTTACCGTCAAACTTTTCTTGTAATTTATCTGAACCATATCTTCTTGAAGCTCCAGCACAAAGAATAATAGCAGAATCTACACATTGATATAATTTATTCATTTATATTTCCTCCATTAAAAGTGAACCTATTGATAAAGCAAGCCTAAACTTCTCTTCAGATTGAGCTAATTTATATTTTAACATCCTCAAGTAGTTAGAAACTTCAAGTATTTTTATAAGATTAGCATATCTAAAATTTCTGTCTAAAATTTTCCAATATTCCCACATCATTTTTTCTTTAGTAATATAAACAGAAATATTTTCATCATCACCTTCAATTCTAGCTGCATTTCCGTAGAATATTTTTTCATAATCAAATCTAACAGACTGACAAATCTTAGCTACATCTAGTATCCAACTTCTCCAACAATCTGGGGTGGGATTTGGATCTATCAATATAATTCTATCTGAGTCAACAAAGCAATTCTCTAAAGTCATATCTCCATGACAATTTGATGTCAGACTATTAAAATCTTTAGACATAGATTCTGCTACAGACCTAAAAACTTGATAATCAAAATTCTTTACTTCTCTTCCATTTACATATATATGCTTTACTTTTAAAACATATTCACTCATTAAATTCCAATGAGAATCCATTCTTGCTAAGAAAGAATTAAAATGATTGATACCAAAAACTTCTTTAATTTCAGAAATTCTTTTTGAAGTTACTAAACACATGTCTATAACTTTAGATCTTTCTATTCCAGTAAAATCACATGCTTTTGGATACTTTGATAAATCTTCTATGAAGTATCCGAGCCCATCCCATCCCCATACTTTAGGGAATAAATATGGAAGCTCTTTACTCATTTTAGACATCCAAATATATTGAGAATATAAAGAAGAATTTGGAGAATTATAACTTTTTCTAACAACTCCATTTATAAACTCTATATTACAGCCGCTACCAATATTCAATTGCAAACGATTCTCCCATGACAAATTATTCTTGGATAACCAGATTCAACCAGAGTAAGAAAGAATTTTGAATTATTAGACATTTCTTTTCTCATTATCATAACTGAATTAAACAATTCTTTTTCAGAATCATCGATTATATTTACTTCACAATCTTTTCCCCTAGAATTATATTCCAAATCTCTAAAAGCACCTTGTAACTGTTCGCTTTTTCCAATTTTTGAACCTTTAAAAAATATATAAGTTGGTTTAAATGGAAGAGGTATTAATTCTGTTACTGCTTTAAATGATTCTTCAGAAGCTTTTGTGCAGATATAATTTAAATTTGCATTTGAAGATAAAATACATACTCTCTTATATAATTCTGGAGGATTAGATTTTAGCATTTCTTTATATATGAAATTCTTTGCTTCTTTAAGTTTCTTTAAACAATGATATACTAACATATTTCCACCAATCTCATCTTCTTTAGAAAATAAGATATGAGCAGATTCATCTACTCCATTATTCCATATAGATTCAAGAAGACTTTCGGGTATTTCATTCTTAAATAAGTCTTTATATGCTTTACTGTATGCAGCTAAAGTATTAGCTTTAGTACCATAAAGAGTCTCATCGAAATCAAACACATTTGCTATTATCATTTCCATCCTCCATGGAAAAACTTTATATTATTACATTACTTATTCTTTAAACCCATAAATGTCAACTACTTTTTTCCTTAATAGCATTTTCATATACATATTTCATAAAAGGATCTGTATAATCTCTTTTTTCACCATTTTTAATTGAATAATACAAATCTACCATATTCATACTTGGTAAACCACCATTTTCAGAATTTATTAGGCTGTACCCTATTGGTGGGGTAGAATCTTTATAAAAATTATGTTTCAACATTTTTTTTGCTAATTCAAAATCTCTTTCGTAAATATGCTGAGAGTTAGTATGATAATAAAAATCCCCAAGTCTCATAGGGTTATTTATGAACGAAATCTTTGATACATTTATAGCCATTTGTTGCTGAAGAAGCATGAAAAATGGAATATCATATGTTGTTCCAAGAATTGAATCAGAAGAGCGCATAAACACAGAAAAGTCTAAAACATAATCTGATTCTAGAACATTCTTTTTGAACATTGGATCATATCTAATTGAAAACACACCATACATTGTACAAGGAAAATCTTTTACTCCAAATATCTGATGTCTTGTTCTATTAAAATGAATTACTGCTTGACGAGTATCTTTATCATTTATTAGAGACTCTAAAGCCCATGCCCATTGTGTCATAGGTCCTCTACCAATATCTGGATCTCTGAATAAAAGATATCCATAAGCAGAATTACATGAATGACCATTATCTGAGATTTTATTCCAAAACTTAGAATATTTTGATATAAAATCTAAGTCATTCATTCCAGCGAAATACCATGCGAGTTCTCCACATAGATATCTTAAATCTGGAGATCTAACTTCATTTTTGAATAAATTTCCACCAGCTCCATTAATTGATATAGAGAAGTTTCTTATTTCTTTGGCTAAGAAACCTCTAGCTTTTCTTTCTTCACCGCGATTCATAATATTTAAAAGAATATCTCTGTAAGCTGTTGCAAAATCTGGATAAAGAATGTCTTTTGTCATCGTCTATCTCCATCAATAAACTTAATGACTTCAGACCAAACATCATATTCATCTTTTCCAGTAATATCAATAAGCTTCTTCTTTTGAAAATTAGATTTTATAAATGCTTCTTTAAATCTGGAAACTTCTTCGATTTTATCTTCAACTTCTTTGCCAAGAGAATTTCCATCTTCTCTGAAAGCTAAATCTATTGGTTCAGCTACAAACACGATAAGATAAACATCTGGATTGTTAGTTACACTAGGAAATGAATTCTCCAAATCAAACACATAATCTCCAGAATAACCTCTATATTTCTGAGCGTAGACAGCTTCTCCGATATGAGCTCTATCGCATACGACACTAAACCCTTGATTTATCATTTCATTAAGTAAACAGAACATACCAGTATAATATACTATACTAGTAGATTTAGCTTGATCTACTTCCATATCCTTAGCTATGTCAGCAGTGTAATGCAATTCATGAAAAAGAATGTCTTTGTTATGCGAGAAAAAAGACTTCAGATGCCTTATCTGAGTACTTTTTCCAACACCATCTGGACCGCACAATATTATTACCATAAATCCTCCTCTAGAAATTACAAATTATAATATAAATCATTTGTGGTTAAATGTCAACTACTTTTTTTGGAAAGTATACTTCTACTAGTTTTTTATCAAATATCGGTTCAGCATCTAATTCAAGTTCAAAGATAAACATATTTGGTTCAATACAGTACAATTCAGCAACACTTTTATCTGAATAAATTCCACCCCATACAGAAGTTGGAGTAAATCCAACCTCTTTTGAAAGATCAGCTATATATTCTCCAACTATAAACAATTTATTACTCATTTGAACATCTCTAAATATTTTTTAACAACTTCATCTGGATTTATTCTTTTGACACAATCTGGGAAGTCTGCCATTCGCACATATTCACAAAAGCCTTGCATCAGTTCATCTTGATGAAAGAAGCACGGCCATCTTCTGCACTCTACTCCTTCTGCATCTACCCAATTATGTTTACCTTTGAAAGTTGATGCTCTAACTTTTCCAAGGAATGCAGTGTAAATTCCAATAACTGGAACTTTAAGAGCAGCAGCAATATGAACAAATGATGAGTCAACACCAATCACACCTTCTGCTTGTGAAATTATAGCAACAACATGTCTCATATCTCTTGAAACTCTGCAAAGATTCTTTATTCTATTCTGTTTATCTAGAGGAAATTTTGATTTAATATCATTTTCATAAACATCATAAAAATTACCAGTATCAACGAATACAATATCTCTTCCATTATCAATTAAAGCTGAGATAATCTTCAACCATTTTTCAGATGGTATCATTCTATTCGAAGTTGAAGATCTAATCTGACAAACCACGTATGGATTAATAGGTAAAGATCTCTTAACTTCATCTATAGCAAATTTCTTTGGTTCAAGAATTGCATAATCTGTATCTATGTCATCATGAAAATCGAAACCAGCAAACTTAGAAAACATTTCATATGCATCAAGTTTGTGAGCTTCGAAATTTTTAGTAACAAGGAAATTACAATAAAGATGATAATCTGCTTCTTCAACTAAAGTCTTATCTACAAACAAAGTAGATTCATATACCCTATCTACAAGACCTTTAGGATAACATGAAATCATTTCTTTAATAGTAGGAGAAGCTGCATAAGTTATTTTACAATCTGGATAAAGTTTCTTTATCTTTCTAATAACCGGCTGCACAAATAGAGTATCACCTATCGATGTAGCCATAATAAATAACTTCTTTCCTGATAAATCTTGTCCACAATACGGTCTATACATATCTCTGAAATTTATATCATGTTTCTTAAAAACATTTGTCTTTCCATCTCGATCAAGAAAACTTTGAATAGTAAGCATAAGATTAAACTGAATAACGAGTACTTGTCCAGCTTTCAGTTCATAAACAGTGTTGTCAAGATTCATATTGAAATCTTCAGTTACTTCAACAACCATCATTGGAGGAACTGTCTCTCTCATTTCTTCTGTATCTTTTAGGAACCTAAGATCCTTCATTGTTATACCAAATGGTTCTAAATCAGCCATGATAGGACTAACTTTCATCTTCTCTCCTCAGTTTTTATATGTTTTTATTTCAGCTGTATTTAGCAACCATTAAATTTTGATATTATCTTCTTGACATGATGTAAAATCATATATAGAAGCAACAGAACTTTTTATTGACTCTAACCAATCTGTTCCAAATTCTTTGATTATTAGAAAGAAGTCAGTAATATCATGATTCTTAATTCCAAATTTAGGAGTACCATTCTTAGCAAATCCAATCTTAACATGCATTAATTCATGAAGTATAAGAATATTTTTTGTCTTATCATTAAGCTTATCCCATGTAGCTTTAGACACTTCTACCACATAATCAATCTCTCCATAATATTTTAACAGCGGCGAAGTTCTACGACACATCGCAACTGTAGTTGGAGATATTTCTGGTTCAACTAGTAAATAATCTATCTTAGCAATAGAAATATCTGGATCTAATTTAGAAGACTGTGTTTTAATAACATTTTCTGCTACTAATTTGACTTCATCTGAACCAAAATATTGTTTCTTTTGTTTCTGCTTTTCTTCACCCATCTTCTTCCTCACTATGTTTTATATTTGAACTAAAATACACTTTACTCCACATCTTTCCAAAAACTCTACAGCAGCTGAATCATAGTCGTATTTATCTCTATAAAATACTCTTTTAATTCCTGATGCTACTATAGTCTTTGCACATGAATAACAAGGAGAACATGAAATATATATATCACATCCATCTGTAGATACTCCATGCCTAGCAGCAAAACCAATAGCATTGGCTTCAGCATGTATTTCGTATTGATTCTGATATAAATGATGTTCAGATGGATCTTCAGCTATATCTTCTGGACTAAAAACATCACAGCAATGTTTCATTCCGCTTGGAACACCATTCCAACCAGTGCTAACTATTCTACCACCTCTTACAATTATAGCTGCTACTTTTCTTTTTGCACATGTTGATCTTTTTTCAAATATACTTAAAACTTCTGTATATGTTCTTATATCTTTTTCATCACTCAAAATTCTTCTCCTATATTTTTAACAATAGTACAATTTAAAAGCTTTACAACTTCTTCTTTTGTATAATTTTGATACATATGATACAGTCTTTTTATAATACCCTTATCATGAAGATTATCAAGTTCAATCAAAAACATATCTGCTACTTTATCTCTGAATTCTAAATCAGTACTTCTAAGTCCATCTTCTGAAATACTATCAGAATTTGGTTCAAGCAATATTATCATATCATAGCTCTTAGCGTAAATAGACATCAAACTTTCTGCATAATCTATAAAATCTGCTAAGTCATTTGGTTCACCATCATATTCATCATTTATAGCCATAGCATAACAAATTGGATCGAACACACTTCTGTCACAAACTACAACTGAATATGATTCTTCCATTTCTATCTCAGCTTTAACCTGATCACATATCATCCACATCTGAGACATGAATGTTCCATTTTTGTTTATTGGAAGAGGACAGTTTCCAGCGTTCTCTTGGATAATTCCTATTCTATCATTCTTCATCATCTTCTTCAACTCAGAAGCTATGTCGAATACCAGAGTAGTCTTCCCTACTCCATGAGAACCACATACAGCTATTTTCACTTAGAAGCCTCTTCTTTCTTCACTCTAATAGGAATTTCATCAAGTACTTTTTCAATTGGAAATATCTTTCCTTCTAATCCATCTGACAAGTATCTTTTATAAAATGATTTTCCAAAGAACCCTATTTCATTAACTGCTGAAGGCAAAGCATTAATAAAGAGATCATATATTCTTCCAGCTCGTTCCATTTCTTGTTCAGTAAGAACAATATTCTTAAACTTTTCACCATCAGCCTTTTTAAGAATTTTTATTCTATGAACATTACGAACAGTGATTTTAGATCCAGGAGGAGCTACAATAATAAAATCACTTGACACATCTTCTCTTTTTGCACCAGCTCCAATAATACTATCTAAAAGAGCTACAGATACAGGACAATGAGCTCCAACAACATAATCCCATGAAAAAGCTCTTTTTCCAGTTTCAGCATAAGTGAGAAGATCATAAATGTATACCATTTTCAAAAACTTAACGAGATACATTGTATCTTTTCTTGCAAGTAATGAAGCAACGGCTAGTTCTCTTCTTTTTATCACTGAGTCCCCCAAGAGGTTTAAAAAATCCTTATATTTTAATTTATAAAGCTGGATCACTTTTGTCAATAGTTTTTTCATACTTCCTCATCTTCAGCTCCAATTATTTTAAACCACTCATCATGATTTACTTCTCCTGTAAAGATTACTCCGTAACCAGAACAATGAGGACAATCTTCTATTGGAGCATTTATAACTTTCATTAAATCATCAAGAAGCTTATCTACTTTCTTTTTCAATTCAAAAATATTATTAGCTTTAACACCTGGTATAACATTATACCCTTTATATTTACGGCATTCATTTGTCATTCTAAATATATAGAAATTTCTTTGAGTAATAGTTACTTCTCTAACTTTCATTTTCTTAGACTTAAAAGTTGGATAATAACTTTGCTGCTCTGTCATCGGTTCAGCTAATTTGACTCTTTTCATTACGTCGAAACAGAAATCATAGTCACTCGAAACGAAAGCGTTCTTCGGATCAATATTATTCTTCACATGTTCTCTAATAATGCTGTACATCTGATCAGATGTCAGCGATGATTCTCATAAAGTCTTAGTCACTACTTCAGGAAACATTACACTCTCAACTAGAGTTGGTCTGATTACTTCACTGCTAGTTATCTCTCTGTTTTTTCCAATAGGAAACTTCACACCTCTTGGATCTCTGTAATCAAAATCTACATCAGCTTTGAATGAGAACTCTGGTTCTACTTCTTCCTCTCCTCCGGAGATAATATCATATTTAATCTCATACATTAACCTGAGATGCTGAAATTCTTCTTTCCAAACACAAATTTCACCATACTTATCATCATCACTATATTCAATTTTTCCAGTTTCTACAGTTTCTGAATGAAACTCATGTGGAATAGACATTGATGTTAATTTCTTAAATGCATCTTTTAAAACATAAAATTTATCACCATGTTTAGAATCAAAGACATATGTAATCTTCTTTGGGTCTGGATCTATAAAATACCAACCATTAAATCTTTGTTCAGCTTCTTTTCCATCGAACCTTAATCTTGTGATATCTGATGAATACACAGCCCAACAATCTTTGAACTTTACAACCGAAATTTTAACATTTTTCATTTCTTATCCTCCTCAAGATAAGTTTAATATAGTAAATTGGTGGAGGCGGTGGGCATCGGTTCCCACGTCCGTCAATGAACCACTATAGCCCGAGTGTTTTCAAGCGCATTTAACTCGTTCAGCTACCACGCTGTGCTATAGCTAAGCATTAACGTCGAATCCAATTCGCCCCCATTCTAACTTCATCATCGTCTTCATAATAATGAAAATATATAAAAATGCACATACTAAAATTATAATAAGCAAAAACATTCCAATTTTCCTTTAATTTGGCTGGGATGACTGGAATCGAACCAGCAATCTACTGGTCCAAAGCCAGTTGCTCTACCAGTTGAGCTACATCCCAATAAAATTTGGTCGGAGTGGTCCGGCTTGAACGGACGACCTCTCGGGCCCAGGCCGAGTGCTCTACCAACTGAGCTACACTCCGAATGTTTTATCATTCTGCTTCATATGTATTTGTAGAAAATGTTATACCATCAAGAAAGATCTTAACTTTATCAGCATACTTCTCTGGAACATCAATACTTATTTGAGATGTTTCTGGGTCCATTAAAACTGTACATAATTCTTTTTCTCTATTAAATACTATAATTTCTTTTTCAATATAATCCAATATTACTTGAGAACTAAAAAAGATTTCTTTAGAAGAAGTAATGGTACTCATTCTAATTACATCAGGTTGAATCGATATTTCATCTGTAGAAAAAGATTTAATAAGATCAAAAACTCTTTCTTCTATTTTATCAGCAAAAATTTCAGTAGGAAAATTAATTGTTCCTTCAATAGAAATAACACCATCTAATTCTGATGAAGAAAAATATGCTTTCTTAAAAGCATTTCCATAAGCGTCTGTATTAAGTTCTATTTTAAGTTTTACTGTTACGTTCTTAAGTTCTGACATTATTTTATCCTTTTATAAAAAATTTAAAGATGCAATAGTCGATGTATCGCGGGTTTGTTGCGGCCGCCAATAAAAGCGTCTCTTAGACTTTAAGGCTTCTGGCTAATTTGGGTCCACTTCCCGCGACTTCCCAAATTCACCGACCATTGCTTTTTTTGTTACCTTGAATTTAATATAATATATGAAGCAATCAATGTCAACTACTTTTTATCTTTTGATTCAAATTCAGCTATTTCTTTTGATAAAACTTCAATAGCATTATTAACTGCACATGCTCTACAAAGACTTAATGATTTATCTGGACTACTACATACATCTATTTCACTTCCGCATTTATCACATTTTATATTATCCTTTTTCTCCGTAGCATCTAAGAACTCAAAGAAAGCATCAAGTTCCCACATCAAAGCTTCTCCATTATCACCATCACCACCAGATTTCCAACAAAAGAAATCATTATAGTCTATAAAGTCATGCTCTTCTATAAATGACATTATCCTTCTAGACATAGGGTGATGAAGTTCACCACTTTTTATTCTTTTTTCACCATCTGTTAAACCAAGTTTTCTTGCTCTCATATAATCTGATTCAGAAGGTAAAGAATCTATATACTTATCTTTATTCCACATCATTTCCTCATAATATCAAATATACTATTCCTCTTAAATGAATCCATATTCCAACCAACTGCATCAGTAAGTCTTCTGGCTGGACCGATTAATATCTTTTCCCACTGAGTATCAAAATCTGGTTCTATTCCATATTCATTTTTTAAAACATCCAAAAATCTTTTTCCATCAGCAGATACACTATACCCTGCTACATTAGTTCCAAGTCCATTTGGAGTTTTAGTATAAAAATACCGGATCTTGTCTCCAATGTAAACTTTTGGAAATATACTTTTAAATTCTTCTTTTGAAGCAATATCATTATAAATAATTGCTGCTTTTATATGAGCTTGAACTCCTTTGTCTTCAGCTGAAGAATAATTGCCCATAGCAGTTGTAGAACGTATAAAAGAAAAATCATCTGGATGAAGTTCTTTGAACTCTGATCTTTTCTTTGCTTCAAATTCATAAACAGCTTTAGAATTTCCAGTAAATACAAGTTCAAGATGTTCAACTAAAGTATCAAGAATCCATTTCGGATTAGCTGAAGATTTAGCTATATCAAAACCCTTAACATATGGTTTCTCATCTGGACCACAATATTTACCTTCTTTATCCAATAATTTTATGCAATATGTTTTCTTCTTTATCCATATTCCAGCAAATCCAAAAAGTTCTCTTTTCATATGTAGACATCGTTCAAATACACATAAGTAATCTGAAAGTTCTGATAAAGCTTCTGCTACAATTATATCTATTTTTTTAGATACAGTATACATCATTTCTCTGCGTTCATCCCAAGTAATAGAATCATAATCTACTTCAGATTCAGAGCATAATTTCTTAACTTGATTTTGGACACAAAGATACAAACTATCCGTATCCCCATATATGCACTTATGTTCACATTTTTCAAGATGTTGTTTAACCCAATTAGTAACTAACTGAGCTGTATATGTAATTGCTTTAGCTAAACGAATATCATACATAGCAAAATATGGATTCGCAAGTGCACCATAACCAGAATTTAGTGCACATTAGAGCAAGACTTTTAAACTCCCTTGCTTCTGATCTAAAACAGAAATTTCCTGTTTCAGTTCTTTTATTCTTTGAGTTTTTTCAGTCTTGTCCATGTCAGAATCACCTCCTTCAATGATTAACTACGATTATGTTAGATAAAGTTTAGTGTCTTTTTCCAGATCATATACTTGTATCTATTCAGAAGATTCTAAACTGTGTCTAATGTCATTCTACACAATCTAGACTATTTCTAGATTGAACTTTTAAACTTAATTGGTACCCTCGGAGAGATTTGAACTCCCAATCTACTGGATATAAGCCAGACGCCTTCACCGTTAGGCCACGAGGGTAATTTCAATTTCAATAAATAATATAATACTCAGAATTCCCAATGTCAACTATTTTTTATCATTATTTTTTAATTTTTCCATCCTAGCATCAAACTCTTCATCAGTCTCATCTCGAAGCTTAAATGGCCATCTATCAACCGGAATAGTATTCATTGGTGAAATTACATAACCATTTTGAGTCCAAGAAGCATTATAATTACTAGAATTCTCTGTTGAAACAGATTTAGCTTTAAACTTTGAAGGATCTTCACTCTTATCTTTGTTCATAACTTCCTCCTCAACTGGAACCAATATTTATGTTTTGTTTAATGATAAAAGGTTCTTCATAATCTGTAAACAGTGTTACATTACTAATATAAGAAGATGTTTCTACTAATTTTTCTAAAGATATTTCTCTATTATCATTATCTAATTTTATATCTATTCCAAAAATTTCAAATGGATCTCCTTCATATAATAAAGTTATTCCTTCTTTATGCATAACTACATCTACTAAAGAATCATCAAAATGTTTAGAAGCTACAGATAATACAGAATCTTTAACACCCATCTGATACATATTCATTCTTAACATATCTATAACTCTATTATTAACATTTGATTCTTTGCAACCAGTAAAATCTTTAGTTCTACCAAATAAATCAACAGTCTCAAGAGCTCGTGTTACTGCTCTTTTTAATGCTTCATCTAATTCAGACTTTGATAATTGGTTTTCCTTGTCCTCCACCTGGTTTACCTTTATCTTTCGTATTAAATGCAGTTATTAAATAAAGTTCATATTGGCCTTTACGTTCTTTCCATTCCACATCTATTGGAACATTTAGGAATGTAGATACATCAAACACTAAAGCTTTAAACTCATCTCTTGATATTTCACCTCTATGCATACTGTAAAGTTTAAGAAGCATTGATTTAAGTTCTGGTTCATTTATATTTCTCTTTATAACTCGCTCTTTAAAATGCTGAGTAAAATCTACATCTATATTAGACTTTCCAAAAAGCTCATCCATTCTTTTTTCTAAAAGTCTTAATTGTCTAAAAGTCATAGATTCTAATAATTCTTCCATCTAATTATTTTCCCTTCTATCTGAAAGCTCACTTAAACTTAAAAATAACTTAATTATAACTTCTCTGTTTATGCCAGGAGGAAGTTGCTTAGTGCTAAAAAAGTCTCTTAAGAACTCATCAAAACTTTTACTTTCAATTTCACAATCTGTATTATTTTCTTCACCTTCTTCTATAAAATTAGAATTCTCACTTACAACTTGAACATCATAACATTTACTTTCTAGAGAAGTTATAAACTTATCATATTCAGACTTTGTAGATTGGAATCCTTTCATAAGAACTACTTTTACAAAAGCTTCTCCAGAATTAACTTCAGCTTCAGACATATCAGAAGATCCATATACATAAACTTTCTTATGAAGACTATTATCATTATCAAAATATTCAAGTTTACCATCATTATGTAATTCAGCAAAACCATGTGGACTATTTTCTTCAGACCAACAAAAGTCTAAAATAGATCCAACATAACTAAAATTTCCATATTTCTTTCTAATATGATAATGACCTGAAAGAACCTCTCTAAATTTAGATATTTCAGAAAATTGTATATGGTCTTTTCCACCATATGGAACTACATCTGAAAAACTAAAATGACCAAATAAAGTATCACATCCAACTAAAGAAGCTTCCTTTATAAATTTAGATACTCTTTCAGCATTTTCTTGCATGACCCATGGAATTATTGCTTTTTTATTATAAAAGAATGGTTCTTCTGAAAATACAGTATGCTTAAATTTAGACAATACTGGTCTAAGAGAATTAACAGCTACAGTATTTTTATAATAAAGATCATGATTACCAAGAACATATATACATTTTATTCCTTTATCTTTATAAAGTTCTTCAAATCTTTCAAGTATTTCGAATACTGTGTTATAAACAAGTATGTTTATTTCTCTCCTATCATTCATTAAATCACCAAGTACAAATACATCACCAACATCATTATTTTGTAAGTGAGAAAATAATCTATCAAAAAATATTCTCGTCTTATCCAAGAAGAACTGACTTGAATTTCTAGCTCCGAAGTGGACGTCGGCTAGAACTATATCTGGCCTTTTGTCTTCTTCCATCTCCCTCCCTTGATCTGAAAACAGCCATTCTTGCAGCTGCTACTACACCACTGAATGAATTTTTATCTATCATATCAGTTATTTCTTCACAAGTTGCTCCAGTTTTTAAAACATAATCATTTATGTCTTTACATGAACCAAATTCTGGAGGATGAATAAAGACAGTTTCTCCATTTGAAACAGCTTTTTTCATAGCAATTCTAACATCCCAATTATAAGAAAAATCTCTATCGAATACATAAACTTTTTTATTTACTTCAGAGAGAAACTGTCTTACAGACTCAGTTGAATTTGAGCCAGCAGTTGCAACTGAATTCTTTACAAACATTGAATCTATTGGTCCTTCTAAAACATATATTGTAGAATTTTTATCTACTGAAAAAACATTATATAATTTTGGTTTAGATTCATTTGGTAAAACTGTTAAATATTTTGGACTTTGAGTTTCATATAAAGCTCTTCCCTGAGCTGCATATAAAATTCCATCATTATCGAAAAAAGGAATAAAAATTCTAGGATCAAAACCTTTAGCTTTAAGTTCTGGTTTTTTATCTTTTATTGAGTTTACAAAAGCTGAAAGTCCAAAGAAATCTTCAATGTACCATATTTCACCATGATCTCTTTTTCTTAATCCTCTTTTTTCTATAAAATCTTCTGCTATTTGTGGAAGATTAGTTTTTACTAATCCATATTTTTCAGCAGCTTTTTCTAACCATTCAGTTTTTACTTTTATTTTAGTAGAAGATTTAATATTTTCTACAATACTTTTTCTTTCGAATGATTTATTTCTAATTGCTTCTACAGATGAATCTCTGAATAGTTTAGACTGAATGTCTGGAAAATATTCTCGAATGAATCTCTTTATAGAAGATGAGTATCCACAATTATGACAATAAACAACTTCTTTTTTAAGAAGTATATAAAATCTTTTCTTTGACTTTTTAGATTTAGAATCTCCACAAACTGGGCATCTTGAATTATAGACATATGGCGATACTTTTGTCATTCCAGACAAAACCATTTTTAATTCTGAAATTATATCAATAGATTGCATTTAATCTCCAATTTTAATATAATATAACAATAAAGAACTTAAATGTCAATCAATTTAAATAAGAGTATCATGAAATGTACTTTCTATAGCTATTCCTAAATCAAAATCGAAATCTTTTTCTGTATATTTAATTTTTGATACTCTTGGTATACTTCTGAATTTAATATCATTCATTGAATATCTGTGATCTTGAGAAAGACCACGCGGATCTGGTATATTAACTATTTCTGGAGCAGAATTAATTATTCCTCTATCTAACATTTTCTTTATTGATAAATCTACTACATCTGATACTCTTTTTTCTATTCCACCGCCGATGCAATATGATGTATTCTTTTCACCAAGAATTATAGCATAAAGAATATCTAAACAATTATCTTCAACATATTTCCATTCTCTAAGTTGTCTACCATTTCCATAAACATATATCTTTCCTTCTTCAATAGAAGTTTTAACAAGTCTAGGTATAAGTTTTTCTGGAAATTGGTTTCTTCCAAAACAGTTACACGAATGAGTTATTGAAAATTCTATTTCATATGCTTTTCCAAAAGATCTAACCAAATGATCAGCTGCAGCTTTAGTTGCAGCATATGGTGAATTTGGAGAATATGGAGATTCTTCAGTCCAAGGTTTATCTTCTTCATCTAAAGATCCAAATACTTCATCTGTTGAAATATGATGAAATCTTGGTTTTTTCTTTGTTTCTCTTATGGCTTCAAGTAATTGATATACACCATTTACGTTTGATTCTACAAATGATCCAGGCCTCGTTATAGAATTATCTACATGAGTTTCAGCTGCAAAATTTACTACAATATCTATATCATATAAATCTATAAGATATTTTACTAAACCTCTTTCTCTTATATCACCAGGAATAGTCTTTATGTTTCCACATTTTGAAAATCCAATGAACTCTCGAAGTTTATGATCTGGCATAGCAGCATATGTCATAGCATCAAAACAAATTATTTTCCTTGGATTTAATATAAATGATCCACCGTTCATAGAAACACCAGAATGAAAAGCTGCTCTTGCAAGCATAGCAACAAAATTAGACCCAATAAATCCATTACTTCCTGTAATCAACCAATTATCTGTTTTTCTATCTATCATAATCCATTCCTTGCCATATTTAATTTATTTGAAAACTCAAGAAGTTCAACAGCTTTTTTATCAGAAATATTAAGTTCTTCTATTACAGAAGATAAATCTTGTTCTTTTAACTTATCTCCTTTAATATATTTAAGAAATACTCTTTTCTTAGGAATAGAATAAAAGAAAAACTTTTCTTGAGCAAATTTAGGAGCCCACTGTATAAGTCTATTTGCTGCTGCTGCAATTGGAACATAATTTATATCCATACTAAGAAATCTTGTTACCATAAATGAAGTAAAGAATTTAGAACCTAAACCATCTTTATCTTTTTCAGAAGTTAGATTTTTTACTACATCGAAAAGAGAATTAACTGCCATCAGTAGTTTCCTCCTCTTCATCATCGTCATCTTCATCAAAAATAATTAAATCATCATCAGATAAACATTGAGAATCATTTATTACTTTACATAATTCAGCTTCAGACTGATTTTCTATTTCTATAAGAGTTGATACAATACTAGCTTCAGTTAAAATGGATTTAAGATATTTTTGTCTTTCATCACTTGGCATGTCAACTAATTTTCTTAAAATAGAACAATAATTATTAACAAAACTTTTATCTTGTATAAACATTGAATAATGAGTTGGATGTCTGAATCCAAGAAATTCCCAAAGTTCACATTCCATACCTTCGTCTAACCATTTTTTAACATAAGTTTCTATATTCTCAGTAGATTCTGTTCCAGCAGAACATTTATCTATGAAACAGTCTCCAAGAATTTCATTATCAAGATATGGATTCATATTTTAACTTTCTATTAAAGAATGTTTTCTGACATAATCATTACGAATAAATTCATAAGTTCTATTTCTGGATCTGGAACAACTGCTAAATATCTGTTTGCTTCAGCAAGAAGCATAACTAAAGCTGGTTTAGAATCATTCTTTACTTCATCTGAATCAAGAAGTTTCCATAATTCACCAACTACAGCAACTTCATTTCCAGAATTCTTAGCACTAAAAGATCTAACTGCACTAAAATTCTTTTCTTTTAGGTGTCTAATTAATTCATCTACACTACAAGTAAAATCAGCTCTTGATACTGCTGATGAATCTATAGTACCATCATAAGCTGAAAGTAACTGACATGTTTTAACAAGAGATCTCCAATCAGGAGCAAGTTTCTTTACAAGTTCAACTATAGCAGTTTTATCATATTTTACATTCTCAGAATCAAGTATATAACTTATTCTTCTAAATGCCATCTTCATCATTTCAGCTCTGTTCTCAGTGAACATTCTATCAAAATTAAATACACTGAGTCTAGATAAAATTGGTTCTGGAAAAGCTGTTTCTCTATTGGCTGTAAATATGAATCTAGCATTAGAAGCTGATATTTCTATTTCAGCTTTAAGAGCATCAAGAGCATTCGGGCTCATTCTATCTGCTTCATCTAATATTACTACTTTTTGAGCTCCTGACACAGTAGAAATAGTAACAGTTTTGACGAATGACGATACAGTTTCTCTTACTGTTTCAATACTCGTTTCTCTTGAAGCATTAATGAAAATACAAACAAAATCTTTTGAATTTCTAAAAAGACTAGTAAATGTTGTTTTTCCACAACCAGGATTAGCAGATACAAGTAGACAGTTACTAAGAGTTTTATCATTTAACCACTTTGAAAATATAGCAGATTCTCTTTCCGGTAATATCATATCCTCAACTTTTGTAGGAGCATATTTAAACTCCCACATTTTATCTGTCATAGAAGACATCTTTTAAATCCTCCTTTTAACTATTTAGTCTTCAAACTCATATAAGTCAACTAGTTTTTTCAAGCCATCTTAAATCAATTTCACCCCTTGGAGTAGGAAATACAGTTTCATAAATTTTCAAACCATATGTCGCAAGAGGTTCAGATATAAACATACTTTCAGTTTCACTTTTTGATAAATCCAATACTTCTTTATTTGGAAGAATAACTATAAATCGAGTTGAATCTTTTCTATTGTTTATTTCAGAAATATAATTTATTTTTTTGTATATTATTGTTGCTTTTATTTTCTCAATTGGATATAACATTATTGCTTCTTTATAAGCTCTTGGTAATCCATGTATCATTTGGCTGATTGAATTTTGATCTGCTTTTCCAAGATTATCAAATCCTATTATAAAGAACATCTTTTTATTCTCCTTAAAAAGGGAGTGGGGGCAGAGTTCCCACTCCCTTATTACTTAATAAACGAATATTTTATTCGTTTATATTTGATGCTAGGATAAACATCTTTCCAAAACTATCATCAAAAAGAAGATAGCCAGGAGGAGAAATAGTACATTTATAATCAGCTGGAGGAAGAAGAGTAAACAATTCAGCACCCAAGTCAAATCTTTTATCTTCTTTAAACAAATCTGATTCCAGCTTTATCTCAACACTGGGCTTTTGACTAAAATCTGTAGACCCAGTGTTATCATAAAGAACGATCTTATCTTTTGCGAAAGCAATCGTATTGTAATCTCCAGCTCCGAAAGTCTTTATATCATTGAACAAAGACTTAGGAAAACTGAAAGAACTTGCTTCATCATTTTTAACAATAAATTCGACTACACCTTTATACTTCTCATCTTCTACCATAGACAATACTGTCTTCAGTATAGTCGGACTAGCGAACTGAAAATTACATTTTACTCTTGATGATTCATCTGATACGACGAAAGTTCCTTCACTGATTCTAAACTCAGCAGATCCAACACCGATAGACTTCACAGTCTTAAGAACTGCTGGAATATTATGAAAGAGAGCTTTATTTGTTGATACAGATTTACCAAATTTTGTATCGATAAACATCGCTGTAAATGACTCATCCAAAGCATTCACAGCTGTAAGTGCTTCTGTTTCTGGTGATAGTACAAGAAAACTACTAAGCCTAGATGAAAGAATCATCGATTCTACTTGTTCGGTTGTAGGCTTCCAAACTTCTGCAGTACTCTTCATATTTTTCATTCTCCCTTACCGAAAACAGAATCGATATCGAATCCGTCATCATCTTCTGATGTATTTTTAGAAGTTTGCTTATCCTCTTCTCCTAGAGGATCTCCAATTTGTTCTTGCTGCTTTTGAGCTTTAACACTATCAACTTGAACAGAAGAATGAGGTGCTTCAGATTGAGGTTTAGCGGAACTTCCCCTATAAGCAGCCATCACATCATCAACTATCCGCTGCATCTCTTCCTGACTTTTGAATGATTCAGGGGATACAAAATCCTTAACATAGAATAGCTTAGAAATAATATGTTCATCTTCCCAAGCTTCCTTTTCATCGTCATTTGCTCCTTTAGCTTCATTCCATAAAAGATCAGCTAAAGATTTATTTGATTGTGGAGCCCATTCACAATCATCAAAGTTACGATATCCACCCTTTTCTTTGATCTTAAGTCTGAACAAAAGAGGAGATGATATAGAATGAATAAAAATTGGCTCATCATCATCTTCTGTTGGAGCAATTTTGCTAACGATCTTTTCTTGAATAGCAACACCGAAATTCCATTTGAAGACTTTTCCGACTTCATCTGGACTCATATCGTTTTTAATTACTACAATATTTCCACCAAACTTTCTCTTACGATTGAGAGAAAGCTTTCTTGCCATTTCTTTTCCAGAATCTCCTTCATTCCATAATTCAAAGAACTTTGAACAGATAGGACATGAATCCTGAGAACCTTCAACATCAGCACTAGGACACATAACTCCCCAGTACTTCTTTCCACCTGTACCAATCATATTTGCATGAACATGCATTGGAATGAATGGCGAAGATTCACCAGAATCTTCATCTTCGAATAAATCTTTAAAGGGAAGAAATGCTATAACTGCTGAACCGGATTTCTTTGTATCATTCCACGGAGGAGACCACCAAGTATCATCTTTTACGCCACCACTTGATGATTTACTATTTACTGCTTCTTGAACTTTCTTAATATTCGACATTACTTTGTTCATTACACTTCTGGATCCGCTCATTTTTCTCTACTTTCTTTTTTCTGTTTTTTCTTCTTCTCTGCTCACCAATTTAAGTAATTGTAAATGCCTAAAGAGTCGTGAATAAGTCTCAAAATTCTCAAGAGACCTAGTCTCCGAACTCAACTTTATTAGAGCATCGTAACCACCTCCCAACACAATTTCAGATGAAATCTCTGCAAAGCCAATTTCTTCAGCTTTGCTCTTAATCTTTTCAATACTAAAATCAATAGTATTACCGTCTAAAATATTATTTATTACCGGTTTTTCATTTTGGAAACAACTTTTTGCTATGTTTGATAATTTATTTTTAGTATGATTCCATATCTGTATACACTTAGACCATTCTGCACCTGCTATATCCATAGGATTGGATGTTTGAAGAAACATTCCATAAACTAATGAATCTACATCTTGTGGATAATACAAAGAAACAACATGTTCAAGTGTTTTCTTTCTAGCCATGTATAAACGATTTTTTGGTGTTCCCTTATAAACACATGGAACTGGAGAAACCTTCCATTTAAATGGAGTAAAATACATACTTGTGGACATAAGAAGCCCAAAAGCCTGCTGAGATGTATATCTCACTTAGCTTCTCCATCAATTATAGAAAATATACTAAACTTTTTTCCATCATCTCTTAAAAGTTTATTTTTTCTAGCTTCTTCAGCTATACAATCGACCCATTCTTTTGGTAAATCTTTAACATCGAAATCCTCTATTTCAATATCAAGAACATCAGTAATATACATCACAGTAGCAACGATGTATGAATTATCTGCTGCAGAAAGCATTCCTGATAAAGCACTAAAGCTATGTGCCATCCTCTCTTCCCTTCATCCCATATTAAATAATTTCAGTCAAGCATACCTAAGTAAACATTCTCAGGAGTAGCTTCTTCTGTATAATAAACAAACTTAGATTGAAGTTCTTTTAGTTGTTCTCTGTATTTCTCAATAGACTCACTTGTTATAGAAAGCAGGGTCATACTGGATATAAGTTGCTTTGCTCTTTCAAAGCTTATACCAGTTTCAGCAGCAGCATCCTCTGCAAGTTTCTTAGCAGACGTTTTTGTAAAATCTATTCCGGAAGATACAAACTCCGAGAAAAGTATTTTCTCTTCCATAGCTTTTACTAAATCTTTATACTCAAAAGACTTTGCTGAGATAAAATGATTTATTCTATCAAGGAATAAAGCAACATATTCAACGATAAGATCTTCAGGAGATGAAAATTCAAGAACTTTATCTCCATCTTTAGAAAGAACCTTTATACCCTCTCGAACTTTATGAATAAGTCCAAGAGCTTTTTCAATTCCATAACTTTCCAATTTTTCCATTTGTTTCCGAGTAACTGAAACTGAAATATTAAAATTTTCGGTAGACTCATCATCATAATTGGAAATTATTCCTTTATCCTTAATACTCTGAAGAACAGAGATATACTTTGATCTATCATAACATGTAGGAATCTCTGTTATTCTGAGTTGAGTTGAACTTTCCTTCTTTACAATACCAATCTGAGACCATGAACCAGAAACATTTTCATCAATCTCAACTACCTTTCCAGAAAACTCTGGAAAGTAGGGAACCATCTTTTTTGGTTTTTTACCAGAAAGAACTCGTTTTACATTATTCTTTATATCAGTAACAGAATAACCAAGAATATCTGTCTTCAGACTGACTGCGATTCCAGATATTCCATTTACAAGTACGATTGGTATAGAGAAAAGATAGTAATCTGGTTCATACTCATTATTATCATCTTGTGGAGTGAACTGAAGAATTTCCTTCATGACAAGGTATTTCGAATATTCAGGATTCAGTTTTACTGATGTATATCTTGTAGCAGCTGCAGCATTCTCAATCCTTGAACCAAAATTTCCTTCTCCAACAAACATTGGAACTTGATTGGAAAAGGTGGATGTCAAAGCTATGATAGCTCCATCACGAGATGAATCACCATGATGGTAGTTTGCTTCAGCTTTGACGGTTCCTGAAAAAGCACCGGTGTTCATTGCTTTCCCAGAAGACAGATTGTTCAAAGCAGTAAAGAGAATCTTCCTTTGGACTGGTTTCAATCCATCCATAATATTCGGAACAGCTCGGTCGAATATTGTCTTCCTCTTGTACTCACTGTACCAATGATTCATTTTTTCTCTGCACTCTGACATGTCTCAATCTCCAATGTTTATAGCATTTTACCTATCTGTATCTTAATTATAATATAATACACCACATTTGAAATGTCAATAGGAAAATTGAGTGGCAGACAGTTTAAATCTGCCACTCAATTAAAAAATTTACTTCTTCAGTGGTTTACCACATTTTCTACAGAACTTATCATCATATTCACATTCTGTTCCACATTCAGTGCAGAATAATCCAGCTGTGGCTTTTTTTGATTCATCAAATGCTTTTTCAGGAATATAAACTGGATTTAAAATCTTATCATAGACTATACCTTTTATAGTAATAGTCATCGACTGACTTTGTTGTTCAAGTTCTCCTATAAATCCAAGTGTAAATGATTGGTCTGAAGCAGAACCTTTCTCAGTCTTTCCTTCATCATTCAAAGCTGAATGATCTACAAGAGAATAATTTATTCCCTTAGAATCAGAGAATTGGTAAGAAGTTGTAGTCTTACCAGATGAATCTGTTACTTTATCAGATGAAGAAGAACAAAAATAAGTACCTCTTGGACGAATACCAATAAATGTATCAGTTATAATATCAGAACAATTGGTATAAGTTTTGAACCATGTACTAGGAATTGTTGGATACTTTGGAAATATTGGATATCTTTCAGGATAATAATTCACTTTAAAATTCTCTACAATGTCTATTTCTTTCTTTTCCTTTTCCCTCTTAAAAATAATTGTGATAGTTCCATTCTCAGGTCCAGTTTCACCAGATCCAGATTTAGAAGCTTTTACAAATCTGAATTTATTTGAAATTGTATTTTTTGAGGAATCTACGAACCCTTCTAGTTCAATATGACTATTTCCACCAACGATAAGTTTTTTACCATCAAGAACATTCTTTCCATCTACCAGGATCTCTTCAATCAAAGCTTTTCTTGGATTCTTATTCTTGATGAACAAAGAATACTCAGATTCAAATGATAGTTTAACTTCACCTGGTGGATTCTCTGAAACAAATTTACCATTGTACTTTACACTAAGAACCATTTCATGATGAAACATTTTTGTATCTCCTATAATTCTGATTCCAGCCAGACCATTCTGGAATCGTTATTGATTTATGGTCTGCCTATACCAGTAATTTAATTACTGGCTTTATCATATCCATCTATATATCTATTTACTGCTCTTTCTAATACCATATCTATCATATCACATCTAGAAGACTTATCAAAAAACTTAAATTTATTTTCTAAAAGTTCTGTAGATAAACAAAGTCCAAATGGTCTCTTCAAGTCTTTTATCTCTGATATATTTCTTGGACTTATCTTTATGTCTACATCTATCTCTGTTATCTCACATATTCTACTTATCATCGATACTGCAAACTCGTACTTAGTTATTGCTACTCCACAAGAAACATTTATTAGTCTCGGTGGTGTAGTGCATGTCTTTACTATCATCCTGAGTACCTGACTTACAGCACAAAACAGTTCAGCAGACGACGTTGGAGAAAAGTACCAATCTGAGAACGCAGTCATCCAGTTTTTGTCTTCACCAAGAATGTAGTTTAATGGAACGTTTATAGGACTCGAGTAACCAGATGAATACAAGCCAGAAGTTCTTATTATAGTTCCTCTTGTGCCTAACTCATTCATTGTCTTCTCAAACATTCTCTTAGATTCACCGTACTTAGTATATGCTGGCTTAGATATATCTTCTTTTTCTGAAACAAAGTATGGTTTCAAAGAAGCTTTTCTTCTTAGTACGTACTCGGAAGATACATGCACTACAGGTATATCTCCGAGCTCTTTAGATGCAGCGTGAATAGAGTACGCTGATAAACCATTAACGCATCTTCCAGCAGAACAATATTCTGGACTATCTTCAAACCTGTCTACGTCAGTGAAAGCAGCAAGGTTAAGAATAGCTTCTACTTTCATGTCTTTTTTCTTGCACTCTTCAGCAGCTTTGAGTATAGAGAGTACAGAAGTGACATCACAATTCTCTTTTGAGAAGAAGATAAGCCTAGCTTCAGACGGTGAAATAAACCTCTCATCTCCCTCTCTTTTATGAAGCCACATAAAATCTTTAGCAGCTCTTCCGCCGCCTCCAGTAACAATAACACATGATTTCATTTTTTCTCCATAGCAAAAATATATCTTGGATGACGTGTATTACCAAATACACATATCTTAATTTCTTTTCCAGATATATGAGAAGCATGTTTATCTGACATCATTTTTAGAAAAACTGACAAACATTTTTCTAATTCTTTTTTACTTTTTTCAGACTTTACCAACTTATCTACAGAACCCTGATTAAAGTCTACAAATCTAATATCAGATTCATTAGCCCATTCTGGAATATTTGTTCGTTCGGTTGCAGATAAAAGTAGATCATCATCTATCGAATCTATTTTCTCTTTCAAAACTTTCTCCATCACAATAGTAGTTTTCGTCACCAGGTTTCTTTCCACTAACATCGCATTTCCATTCATTAGATTCTTTATTAAAACTATACTTTTTACAATCTAAACATTTTTTAGGAGGATAAGCAAGTCTTCTAAAAAATTCAGAACAAGATCCAAAAAATCCCATATGAGCACATTTACTAAATTCAATACAATTCATACATATTTCCAAAATTTTCCTCCAGACAAGAATAAATACATTTAAATCTAATACCTTTTATTATTATTTATCACGGAGAAGTCAAAATGTCAATAGATAAAAATGAAAAAATTTCAGAAAATTTTTGGATGTATGAATTCTTAGTTTCTGCTGATCATAGAAATATAGCAGAAAAGATGCAGCCAGAAGAATGGGTAATAGAAAACATTAGAATACTAGTTAGAACCATTCTTCAACCATTTAGAATAGAACTTGGTGAATCTTTGGATATAAATTCTGGAATTAGAACAGATGAACTAAATACTGTTATAAACGGTTCTAAAACTTCTGATCATATGTTTGGAGCTGCTGCTGATACAACTTGTGAAAAATGTTTAAAAGAAGGTCCTGAATCAATAGCTAGGATAGCATGGGAAATGAAACTCCCTGTAAGACAAATCATATTTTATCCAAAGCAGAATTTTGTTCATCTTTCTTTTAATTGCTCTCAGAAGAAAAATAAAAAATGTGAACTGCTTAAGGGTATAGGAAAAACATATACAGTTATAGATAGGAGAAATATAAATGTCTGATAATCAAACATCTGGACAATTAATGAATACTGCTATTGAGAATAATTTTACTGTTACATTCTCAAAAAGACCAACTTTAAATTTTGGAGTTGTAGCAGTAGTTCAACCAGGTGTGTCTATAGAATCAAGAAAAGTAAATCAAGGTGGACAAACTATAAAATTTATTCCAGTTCCAAATAGATCTATGGATCCGGTCAGAGAATCGATACAGGTAACTTTCAACTGCCAGGAGGACTACTCCAACTATTTTGAAGTCTTCGAATGGATAAAATCGTACTCTGACCGGACCAAAAAAGACGATGATCTTGTTACAGAAATAGTAATAGTCCAATATGATTTAAGTAAAAGACCAGTAAGAAAAATAATTTTATCAAACTGTTTTCCAACTTCTCTATCATCAATAGATCTGACTACATCATCATCAACTGCAACTCCTATTAAATTTACCAGTATTTTTGAAACAACTGAAATAAATGTTGAAAAAATGTAAAAAACAGTTGACAAAGTGATTTTTGGATAATAAATATTTACAGGTACTGCTAATAATGGACAGAAACGTTCCGCTGTCGCTCCACAGTATTATAAAAGAATTAAATATAACCCGCCAGGGTTGTTCCCGCTAGGGAACTGATTAAATATAACCCGCCAGCTAACTGATTAAATACTGAATAAATAGATCTGAGTTTAATATTATAAAGGAAGCTTGAACGTAGTAACACTAAACGGTGCCCTAGTGGGCACGGTCCTGGCGGACCAACGGAGGATAAGTTGGTAGTAGAGGTTTCAAGAATAAACCAATTCGAACTTTTAATCCAAACAGATAAAGCTAGTTTAGCTGAATTAAAAGGAAATTTATCGCAATGGTTTAGTCAGTATGCTCCAAATTTTATTTACGATCCTAGATTTAAAAGACATGTTTGGGATGGAAAAATCTATTTCTTTGACAGAAAAAATTGCATTCTTCCATCTGGACTTCTAGGTGAATTAAAAAGATTCAGTAAAGCAATGGGATATGATTTAAAATTAGAACCTGGAGTAAACATAAATTCTTTTTCAGGTTTAACTCCATCAGAAGTTTCAGATCTTATTACTGACTTTGTAGATGGTCTTGGACTTCCACCAGAATTAGAAGTTAGAGATTATCAATATAAGTATCTTGCTAAATTTATTCAAAAAAATCATATACTTGCTGAATCACCGACTGCTTCTGGAAAGTCTCTAGTAATATACATGGCAATCAGATATGCTTTGTCTATAATAGATAAAAATTCTAAATGCTTAATAGTTGTTCCAACTACTCAGCTTGTCGAACAAATGTATAGAGACTTTGAGAGTTATAGATTCAATTCAGAAAAATACTGTCATAGAGTTTATTCTGGTTCTCCTGATGGTGGAGATAGAATGAATACTGATAAAAGAATAGTTATATCTACATGGCAGTCTCTTTATAAACGTCCAATTAGCGACTTTATTTCTGTAAATGCAATCTTTGCCGATGAAGTTCACCAGTTTGCTGCAAATAAAGTAAAGAATGTTATTAGAAATTGTTCTAATGCTTGGCTAAGAATGGGAACTACTGGAACACTTGGAAGCAATGATCCATGTTCAGCTTGGACTCTCGCTGGAATGTTTTCTGACCCAGTTAAGTATATAGATACAATAGAACTTATGGATAGAGGGTATATTTCTAAGCTTAAAATAGAAGTAATAAATCTTCTTTATTCAGATGAAGATTGTAGATCTGTAAATGGATTACCATATCCAGCTGAAATGAATTTTATAGACCAATCTAAAAATAGAGCAGACTTTTTATCATCTTTAGTAAAAAAGATATCTGATTCTGGAGAGAATGCTTTAGTATTGTTTAAACGAATAGAATTTGGAAAAAGAACAGTTACTGACCTTGAAAAACTTGGAATAAAAGTATTATATGTAGACGGTTCTGTTGGTGTTTCAGATAGAGAAAATGTTAGAGATACTATGGAACTTGGAAATGGAGTTGTAGCAGTATGTTCATATGGAACTTTTTCTACAGGCATAAACATAAAGAACCTACATAATCTAGTTTTCGCTAGTACTACAAAGGCAGAAATAAAAGTTCTTCAGTCTATAGGACGTTCACTAAGACTTCATCCATCCAAGGATTTCGCAAGGGTATGGGATATTGTAGATAATATGAAATGGAAGAAAAAGAACAATTATGCTATGAACCATTACTTCGAACGATCGAAGATATATTCTGCAAATGGATTTACCATAGAACATATAGAAAAATCATTAATATGATTATGAAAAAAGTAGTTGACATTAGGATTTTTGAGTATTATATTATCTATTGAAATTGAAATTGCCCTTATAGCTCAGTGATAGAGCCTAAGCCTTCTATAAAGAAGGTATGGTCGAAGGTTCGAATCCTTCCGAGGGCGCCAAATTAAAATATGACTCTGTAGGCGAATGGTTAAGCCACGGGGCTTTCAACTCCGGGATCGCGGGTTCAAATCCCGCCAGAGTCACCATAAAATATGGTTCAGTAGGAAGTGGCAAACCGAGGCCCCCGGGGTATACACCGACCTAGCCGTATGGTTCGAATCCATACCTGAACTTTTAAATTAAAATGGAGGAAATATGCAATTTGAACTAATTGTAATGAAACAGCTTACTAGAAAGTTTCTTGAAGATTATCTTATTAAAGAAGGTTTCAAGGAAACTACATTAGAAGAGATTTCTAAATTGCCTGGATTTGATATAGATGAACTTCCAGATAAAGAAATAAAAATATTTGTAAAAGAAGATATTATTGTTACTACGTTTGATATAGGTTGGTATACATTAATGGATCGAGAAGAATCTGATAATCCATGGATAGAAATCTGGAATATCAGTGATTATAATGATTTTTGGTTTTTCAATGAAAATGTATATAACAAAAAATATATATTAAATGATTCAACTATCATAGGAAAAATTGATGAGAGTAGTAAAGACCGTTATTTGTTTGAAAAATTCGAACCTATTTTCATGGAATAATTTACTTTTTACAATAATGAAGGGATTTTAATAATGTTAGATTTAAATCAAAACATAATTTTTTCAAAAGAGAAAAAAATTCGCAGAGATGAACTTTTAATACAGTTTAAATATTTTTTTAATTCGCCGTATGAATCAGAAGAGGTTATATCTAATATTATTTCTGAATTAAAAAATATTAAGGAAACTAAAAGTATGTTTGATGATATTTTTAAATTAAAAATTATTGAATTTGAAAATTTTATTAAAAGATTTACTTCAGTATATAATTATGATAATTTTCCAGAAATTTATATTAAAATGCCAAAATTAGTAGATACTGGTATTGCAAGTTTATTTGAGAATCATTTTTATTGGATAATCTCTAGAGAAATTAGATATGGAAATGAATATCACTCTACTAAATTTGATGAAGTAAATGATGTAGTAAAAATGCAATTTATCAATAATATTGACTATATTAAATTTGAATACTTAAAAATTGTTAAAAAGTTTTTAGAAAAAAAGAAAAAATATAATACAAAAATGGAGGAATTAATTGAAAGTACTTCTCGTTGACTATAGTAATCTAGCAGCAAGAGCATTTTTCTCACATAATCTTCATAATTCAAAGGGTGAACATTCTGGTATGGTGTTCGGAGCTTTGAAGATGTTGAAATCAAAGATAACTAGATATGGAATAGACAGTGTTATAGTTGCTCTTGATTCTAAACCATATTGGAGAACTCTTGTACTTCCAACATATAAAGCTGGAAGACGGAAAAACTTTGGACTTGATTCAGCAGATGGTGAAGATTTTAATCGTCAATTTGGAGATATCAAGAAGATATTATCTTCTTTAGACATGAAAGTGGTATCATCTCCTGGAATGGAAGCTGATGATATTATCGCTCTGTCTTGTGCTTTTAGAAAAGATGAAGATGAGTATTTTATTTACTCAAGTGACCATGACTTTTCACAATTAGTTGGACAAAAAATAACCGTTCTTAGAGGTTCAGAAAAAGATCCTATTGTTGATGTATCAAATGTAAATGAACATACTCGTGGAGTTGGTCCAGAAAGATATCCAGAACTACTTGCTTTAACAGGAGATCCTACTGATAATATTCCATCTGTGTTTGCAGAAATAGATGGAACTGCTGAAGATGGTTATTTTTGGCGTGAACCTAAAGTTACAGGACTTGCTGGAAAAACAGCTAAGTTGATGCTAACCAATTCAACAGAAAATCTTTTATCTGGAAAAGTAAATTCTGCTAAAGGTGTTGGTGGAAAAATTCCAGAACTTTTTCTTAGTTTTTCTGAGAAAAATATGGAGAACTATAAAAGAAATTTAAAATTAGTAAATCTTAGAGAACCTCATGCTTCTACTATGACCATTTCAGTTAAAGCAGAACAAAATAGAAATCCTGGAATGTTCCTTGAATATATGAAAAGATATGATTGTAGGTCTATTAAAGAAAGTGATTCATTTCCATATTTTTATATTCCATCTGAGCAAATTAAATCTACTGGAAGAATTGAAGTTCCAAAAACATCTATAGCTTCTATCCTCGGTGGAAGGAGTAAGAAGTGAATATCGAGGTAGAAGACAGAATTATAGATATAGAAGATGAAATGAAACAAGACCTCGAAGTTGAGGAATCAAATTTACTTGGTGAAAAGAAAAAACAAAAAGATTTAATCAGAAAATGGACAGTAAGATTAGCAAAAATTGAGAATGAAATAAAAAAATGTATTATACTTACAGACATTAAAGTAAGAGATCTTCATGTATTTTATACAACCGAATTCGATAGAAAGTTAGCACCAGGGGATATTAAAATATACATAAATGCTGATAAAGATATTGTTGAATTAAGAAATAGAAGAAGAAAACTTGAAACAATGTCAGACGTTATTAAGGGAGCTATATCATCTGTTCGTGAGCGTGGAAAAACTATAGATACAATGATTTCTATGATGTCTAACATGTAATCCGGGGGTGTTGGGTTGAGAGTGGTATCTTTTATTGGAAAGATGGGAAGCGGTAAATCAGAATTAGCAAAAGAAGTTTCTGAAAAATTATTTCCAGAAACATCAATAATTACTTCTTTTGCTACTCCAATAAAGTATATGTATGAAACAAAGTCTTATATGCATATTCTTGGAGAAACAGAAATACCACCTTCAATAGATATGTTTAAAGTAAATAATAAATTAGACAATCTTAGAAATCAGTTAGAAATTTTAGACGCTGATACACCAAAGGGTGATAAACCTAGAAGGCAGTATCATCTAATTGGTGATACGATGAGAAATTTATTTGGACCAAGCTTCTTTGCAGAAAAACTTTTTAAAGATTTTAAAAGAGATTATGGTATATATTCAGCAATTGGAATGAAAATTCCAGATGTACTTATCATAGATGATTGTAGATATAATGTTGAATTTGAAGAAATAGTAAAGCAAGATATTGAAGCAATGTTTGTTTTCTGTTTCGTAGATGAAATGATCAGAGCTGAGCTCTGTAGGGGAAGAGGATTGAAATATTCTAATCACTCTTCTGAAGATGTTTATCCGCTTCTAGATAGAATGATAGATACAGGAAAGACTTATCCAATTGAGACATGGGATGGAAGAGTCCTGCATTTTTTGGCTAAGTCTTTTACTGGAAAATTTATAAGCGGTTCGAGAGGTATAGCTGATGATATAGCTATATTATCTCACGCTCTGTCTAAGAAGCTGAATGGAAGGAGTAAAAATGAAAAAGATCGAACTAGGATGCAATGGTGGGGCAATAAGCTATAAAGTAATTCTTATACTTCTTATGTGTATATTAGTACTTTTTGTAAAATATTCTGAATCTGTTTCAATTTCAAAAACAATTGCTAAGAGAAATGAAGAATTAATGTCAGAAAGAACAACAGTGGTTGTAACTTCAAAGATTAGAGATATAACTGTGGAAACAAGTACTTCTTCGGAGTTTGCTAATAGAGTAAGAGACTTTTCTCAAATAAATTTAGTAGCAGCATTGACTGATGTTTATGGTATAGATCTTGATATTATTCTTTCTATTATATATGTAGAAAGTGGGTACAAAGAAAAAGTTGTAAGTCCAAAGGGTGCAATAGGACTTATGCAAGTTATGCCAGAAAACTTTGGTCCTGATTCAGATAGAACAGATCCTGTACATAATGTTTTTGCTGGTGTTAGTGTTTACAGTAGATTATATAATTTAATATATAAAGATTTTCCTGAACCAGAAAGAACAAAGATGTCTGTAGCTTCTTATAATTGTGGAATGGATTTAAGAAGGTTTAAAAATTTTGAATCAGCTAAACAACATGTTCCAGAAGAAACAAGGAATTATGTCACTAAGGTAATGAAATTTAGAGAGAAGTCAGTTGAAGTAGTTAAAGTGGAGGAATAGTATGAATATCAAAGAAGCTGAACAATTATGTGTTCTTGAGACTTTAGTTGGTTCTAGACTTTATGGAACTAATACTGAAAAATCTGATTATGATTATCGTGGAGTATTTGTAGCTCCAATTGATACTAAAGTTGGACTTATTGGAGCAGTAGAACAAGTTGAAGATCCAAATGGAGATAGAACATTATTTGAAATAAAGAAGTTCTTTAAACTATCTGCTGATGCTAATCCTAATATTCTCGATATATTATTTGCACCTGAAGATGAATACATAACTAAAACTAAAGTAGGTCAGGCTATATTAAATAATAAAAGAATGTTTTTATCTTCTAAAATTAGATTTACTTTTTCAGGGTACGCTTACAGTCAACTCACACGTCTGAAGAACCATATGAGATGGGTTGAAAGATATCCAGATGCTGGTGTTGTTTTAGAAATTTTAAAATATGCATTTGAAAATAAAAGAATAGATTTTAATTGGCTTAAAGATCATTTTGGTGGAAATGTTGCTAGAGAAGTGTGTGGTGATAATATTGATTTTAAGATTACTATATCTCCAACAGTAGATTATATTCTTATTAAAATTAAAAATGCTAGCAAATATGCTTATCCAAAAGTAAATAATTTCGTAGAAGTTATAAAGAATAATACTAATGAAAGTAAACCAGAATATTATTTAACTGGTCTTCCAGTTAAACATGGAAATACAGTGTTTGTATTTAAAGATATTTCTAGACGTTTATATTCTAGAGATGGAAATTTTAATTACTCTAAACAAGAGGAAGAACAAACTCTTCCATCTTTAAACAAAGCAAATTATATTTTATCTATTAATACAGATGCTTATGAAGCTGCTAAAAAAGAAGTTGATAAGATGTGGGAATGGAAAATTAATAGAAATAAAGAAAGAAGTGTTGAAGAAGATAAAATTGGTTTCGATACTAAGCATGCTTCTCATCTAGTTAGATTAATGATTGGTGGTTTAGATATTCTAAAGACTGGAGAATATAAACCAAAACTAGAAGGAAATAGACTAGCTTTAATTAAAGGTATTAGAGATGGAGTATTAACTTATAATGAAATAATAAAAATAGCTGAAGATGCAGAAAAACAAATGGAAAAGTGGTATGATAAAACCACTCTTCCAAAGAAACCAGATATTAATGCAATAAACAAATTACTTATTAGTCTTAGTTTATAATGTAACTTCAAATGTTACACTATCTTCTAATTTTGTATCTTTAATTGTAAATGTAACAGATATTAATATAGATGTTTCAGATGTTTGTTCAACATCTACTTTATCTACATTAACTCTTGTTTCAAAATTAAGTATATCATTTTTTATTGATTCTTTTAAGAAGTCTATTGTTATATCATCCAAAGGATCGAAAACAAATTTATATAATCCAACTCCGAACTTTTTATTCATAAGTTCTTCGCCGCGAGGTGTATTAAGTATATTCTTTATCGAAGCTTTTATAGAATTAACATCAACATACATTGCTGCATCACCACTTCTAGTTGCTGTAAAGTCTGGGTCCATATCTGACCAAACTCTTTTTGATGATCTATTCACTGTTCCCATATTTTCTCCATTAAGCGAAGCACATATTGTACATAGATGATGTAGATTGACTAAGTCCGGTTTGCTTTTTTACTTCTGTGAGGTATTTCATTTGTGCTGCTTTTATTTGAGAATCATAATATTCATCATCGGTTCCGAAAAAGTCGCCAAACATTTTTTCAAGCATAGCAGCCATAGCAATATAGCCTTTACCATTTAATTTAACAGTTGGTCTTTTCTTAGCTATACAATATGGATCGAGTATTCTTTTAGCTTTTTGGTCGAAAGCTGAAGCTAAAGATTCGGCAGCAAATTTACGAGAAGCAGCGCTATCTGTTTCTGAGTAAGATTCCATATAGTTAATTGGTTTATCTCTACATTTATCAAAAGCAGCTTTTACTGGCGGAGCTAATTTTGGATCTTTTACCATTTTTAAAGCTCCGGCCATATGATCTGGAGGGAATCCCATTCTATGAACTCCTTAGAGAAGAAATTTCAGATTCAAGAAATTCAATACGAGATAAATCACCATGACGTCTAGCAGCTTGAAGAGAAGCACTTAAACTACATATTTTTCTTGTTTTTTCTGAATGTGTTTTACCATAAAATGGATTATTTTCTCCAGGGAGTCCTTTGCTTTTGTTAACTTCAGGTGAATATTGTTTTCCAAGATTAGCTTGACGTAATTTTTCTCTTGTTTTTTCTGAATGTGTTTTACCGAAGAAAGGATTATTTTCTCCTTTGTAGCTACCTCTTGTCTCAAGTATCTTTTTCATTGTTTCTTTAGAATGTGTTTTACCATAAAATGGATTCTTTTCTCCAGTTATTGATTTACTTATATTATTTTTATGTTCTTCAGATAAAGGTTTTCCAAGATTTATTTGTCTAAGTTTTTCTCTTGCAGCTTCTGAGACTTCATGCCCTATAAGAGCATCAGATATTTTTTTTCTTGTTTTTTCTGTTTTAGGATTTTTTCTTAATTCTTTAAGTAAAGGATTTTTTTCATAGGATTTTTTAACAGACTCAGATAATTTTTTTCTTATAGAATTATATTTTTCAGGATCTATTTCTTTATAAATAGACCAACTATGGCTCTTTGGAATCATAATATTATATCCAATAGCTTGATTTGTGGAATCAAGCTTAATTACCCATTCTCTTTCAGCGTCAAAAAGTTCTTTTATGCTTTCACAAACCTGAAGAATTTCTTTAACAAATAATTCTTTACCATGTTTTTTTATAGAAGCAGTGATAGCTTTTCCAGATCCAAAGTAATCAATACTTTTTTCAATAGATCTTTGACACTTTCCAATATAAATTTTACCAGTTATTAAATTAGTAGTTTTATAAATGTACATTTAACTTTTCACCTTTATAGTGGTTGTATACCAGTCATTATTATTTTTTAGACCACTAGTTGCTACCAGCACAGTTCCGCTTGGGCCCACACCCGTCGGGTGCTGGTGTAAATGTATATACTGGAGGAATTTTTGATGATTTATGAGTACATCTCCAATATTACTTCCATCTTGTAGAGTTATTTCTTTAGCCTCTACACTAACTTTTCCATTTGGAGCTTTTACTGAAATATTTCCATTGTTTATCTCAATAATAGTAGCTCCATCATCTGCTGTAATTTTGACTATTTTATCTGTAGTTTCAATTATATGACCAGATGGAGTTTTTATTTGTCGATGACCGGTGTTTTCTAAGTATGCATCTGGATTAGGCATTCCACCTATTCTACCAAGTACACCAAAGTAAACACCTTGCATTATATCTCCATCTACAAATAGTACTAATATTGAAGATCCAATTTCTGGAAGTCCAGAATCTCCAATACCATCTTTTTGAGCAGCGGTTATTGGATAAGCAGGAATAAACCATTGTAGTTTAGATACAGGGAGTTCTTCATTATGTATTCCCCAAACTCTTGCTTTGACTCTACCCATCTTATCAGGATCTTCTCGATCTTCTACGATACCAACGTAGACACCAAGAAGTTTAGAAGCTCTTTTTCTTAGTTCATCCATTATATTTTCCAAAAAAAGTAGTTGACATTTCTCTCCTCGTTTGTTATATTTAATAAGATACAGAAACCTATTATATGATGGGATGGGATATTAGGATGGGAAAAGAAAAGAACATTTATTATATAGACAAGATTAGAATGTTCGATCTCGTTGTAAAGATGAAAAGTGAAAAAGGACTTACAAGAAGAGAAGAAGATGAAATAGGTCGAATGGTTTTATTGCTAGTTAACAGAATAGCAACTAGACCAAATTTTAGTGGGTACACGTACATAGATGAGATGAAGTCTATAGCTGTATGCCATGTATGGATGGCTATGAAGAATTTCGACCCAACTAAATCAAACAATGCTTTTAGCTATTTCACAACAGTTGTTATGAATGCGTTTATCTACATAATAAACAGGGAGAAAGGTCTGAGAGAGAAAAACGCAGCATTTTTCGATGAAGCTGTTTCTAAAGCAAATTTCGCTATGGACCATTATGCTAAGAAGAAGTATACCAATAACATATCAGACAAATGAAAGAGAATGAGATGGAAGAGCAGACTTATTTTCTTGAGAATACTAGAGTTGAAGAGAATGAAGAGAAAATTGCAGCAAAGCTTATGAGGGGATTTAAACCTCCCGTGCATAGTAACAAGTGCAAGCTTTGCTATGGTCGTGGTTATATTGGTTTTATTATTGACCCTAAAACAAAAGAACGAAAGAAAGCTATCTGTCCGAAGTATGAAGCCGAAGTAAGTATTGCTTTGAAGATTCATGTTAGTAAAATGGAACAGTTTTATGCAGCAAGGGAATCTCTTCGTGCTGAAAATGGAACTGCTTTTGAACAGTTTGAACTTCAGCCTCCATCATTTATACCGAAATCATTCGATTCTATGATAAAAGGATCGTAAGATGGGTTTGATAGAAACTAATATTGAAAAAGCAGTATTTGAAGCAATAAATTTTGCTGTAGAAAAAGCAACTAAAGAAGAAATAGAAAAGCAAGAGAAAACCTTTTAAAAAGATTACCAGAGATAGTTTCTGGAGTATCTTTAGAAGTATTCAAGGAAATAAAGATGGAATACTTTGGTTCAGAATTGAGAATAATAGTAAAAATTGATGAGTCAAGGATAAAAAAATGAAAGAAAGATATACATTAAAAGCATCTTTAAATGGTGCTCCAGGAATATATGATGGTTCATCTGGAAGTTTTCTTAATCTTAATGAAGTAACTATTATTTCAGTTATTAAATCTCTTTTGAATGAAAGAGAAAATGCTCAGTTGAGAGCAGAAGAGGCTGAAGTCGAAGAAATTGTCGATTTGGAAAAAAGTAGTTGACATTTAGGTCACGGTTTGTTATATTTACTTTATTGAAGATTGCAACTGTTCTAAATAGCTTAAACTGCTTGGGGGTAGAATGAAAAAAGAAAGTATCATGGACATCGTAACGAGAGCTGATTCTGCAAAGAGCGGATTCAAAGTTCTCACAGAGGTTGATAAAGCTCACCTTCGTCCAGAAGAGCTTCTTGGTACTATTGAAAGAGTTAATAAATCTTTCAATGTTTATGATACCGAGAAGAACAGATTCTTTCCGAAGGAGTTCTCATTCTCAGAAGCTTTCTTCAGGTTATTTGAAGAAGCTGTTACAAATTCTGTAGATGAGCATGAACGTCATGGTGAGCTGACTGAAGTAAGAGTTAAAACATCTGATGGCTTCATAACGGTTCATGATAATGGCGGTGGTTACCCTCAGGAAAAGTATGAATTCTCAGGTGAAAGCAAATATGCACCCGAATGGATTCTTACTAAATTGAATTCAGGTACAAATTTTGAAGACAACGGAAGAGTAACGATTGGGATGAACGGTTGTGGAATATCTCTTGTAAATTTCTTCTCGGAAGTATTTGAACTTGATACTGCCAACGGAGAGTCAAGATATATTCAAACTTTCTTGTCTCATTCAAAAAAGAACAATGAACAGATTCTTAAGAAAACTAAATCAAAGCATACTTTGATTCGGTTTAAACCTGACCTTTCATTGTTCAACCTCGATGAATCTATCTATGATGAGTATAAGGAACTTTTCATTGAGTATTTACGTAATCTTTCTGTTGTTTATCCAAAAGTTCGGTTCTTCTTCAATGATGAAAAAGTTGTAATGCGTCGTGGCGAGTTTGTTTCCGCCATGGTTCAAAACATTCTTTGTAAGCATGTATCACCTGAAGCTGAAATATTCATCGGATTATCCGATACTTGTAATCGTTCAGTTACGGTTAATTCGAAGCCTATTTCATATTATGTTGAGTTCGACGGATTGGTAAATTACATTTACAGTCAAGCAAGAGAAATCCTTAATCGTCGTATGAAGACAAATGTTGCAACAAATGGATGGTTCAGAGATAATATTTCTGTAGTAGCTTTCTTCAAAGGTACCAATGCAAGATTTAAGAATCAGACTAAAGATATTCTTGTAAAGGTAACTTACTCTGATTTTTCATTCTCCAATCTTGATGCTATCAAGTGTGGAAAAATTATTGCCAACAATCCTAAAGTTTCGGAAATGTTTTCCGAACATTTTAATGCAAGGGATAACTCAAGAGCTGAAGTTGTTATAAAGAATGTTAAGAAAACGTATATTCCTAAATTGGTTGAAGCTACAAGCAGAAATTCTGAAGAAAAAGTAATTCTTTTAACAGAGGGTGATTCTGCACTTGGTCAATTTAACTCAGTAAGAAATCCAAAAACAATGTCTCTATTTCCTTTGAAGGGAAAACCTTCTAATGTTTTTAACCAGACTCTTGCTCAGGTAACATCGTCTGATAAGTATATGCATATAATTGGAGCAATAGGATTAGGAGATAAGAATAGCCTTCGTCATGGAAAATGTTATATAGCAAGTGACCAAGATCCGGATGGCTTGCACATTAGATTACTACTTATTCAATTCTTCGCAAAATTCTTTCCTTGGTTTATTGAAGAAGGTAGACTGTTTATACTTGAAGCTCCACTTTATGAATATAAAACAGGAAAGGAAATAAAATATTCAAAGGAAAAACCACCTGAAGATGCTATAAATGTAAAGTACTTCAAAGGTCTTGGTTCTATGTCTAAAAATGCTACAAAATCTATGATAAATGAACCAATACTTGTAAAGATTGAAGATGCTAAAGAAATAATGCAGTTCTTTAGTAGTTCTCATGACGAACTATAGAATGGGGTAAAGATGAAAAATGTAAAGTATAAATGCTTAACTTGTGGATATAAGATGACTATCTCTACAGAATCTGATATAAATGTCATAATATGTCCAGAATGTGGGGAGGATTTAAGAAAAGCAATACAAAGAGGAAAGCAGTCAGATGATTTATGGAATATGTCTATATTAGCAATGGGATTATCAATGATATTATTTTTGTTTGGAGGTGATAATTTATTTCTGAGTGTATCTTCAGTATGTTGTTTATTTTTTAGTTGTGTATTACTTTCTGTTTCATGTTTATTTAAGTTTTTGGAAGAACTTTCGTCATAAAATAAACTAAATTTAAAAATGGAGAATGTTAGTCATGATTAGTGAAGAGAAATTTCCTGTTGAAGTATCGAAGACAAATGTTAAGTCACTTTGGGAACGTGGTGGTGGATGTAAGCATTGCGGAGAATCTGTAGTAATATGTGATTCTGAAGGAAAGCGGAAAAGTGCAATTTTTGTTACAATGCCAACAGTTGAATCTGAGTGTGGAAAACATGCTCTTGTACCTATTGATATTGGAGATTATGTTATTTCAGTAGTCAGATGGCGCAATGATATTGATATTTTGGCTTATCAAATCATTAATGTGCCGAATAAAACCGGAGAATATGTCGAATTTGATGAACTTGAAACTTATGAATTCGACAAGCATTCTTACAATGATCAGGATTATTATGCAAAGTATTATATCAGTCATCTTTTCTCAGTGGTTCAGGCTGCTGTAAAGAAGGCTTTTCGGTATCATTGTAATGAAGCTGTATATATTGTTAATCCTAAAAAATGGGTTGACTATGCAAGGTCTATTGGTAAAAACGTTTAAGAAAAGGAATGGACTATGCCTATTATGAGTTGTACTTGCAAACATGATTTTCAAGATTTAACTTATGGTCGAGGAAATAGAGTTTTTAATGAAAGGAAAGAAAAGGGTAGATATAGATGTACAGTATGTAATGCAGAGAGAACATCGTCGAGTTCAAGCCTTAAAACCGATAATGCAGTAAAAACAAAAAAAGCAGGAGAAAAGAAATGATTCCCGAGACTAATGAAACATTGGCAGTAGAAGATAAAAAGAAACCGAAGAGAACATTCTTTGATGTTACAGATGTAGTGAAGGAATATGTTAGAAAAAAGAATGGAACTCCAATTGGAGTTGTTATAGCAGTTCCGCGAAATATTCATGGAGATCAGCTTGTTACCTTTGGTTACAGTCTTTTCACTGCTGCTGGAAAGATGAATAAAACTCAGCGGAAAGAAGCTTTAAAGAAGACATATAATATTGCCTTAGGAAGAGCATTAAAACAGCTTGAACGAAGAAATGTTGGACATGATCTTCCGCTTAATGAAAATCTTCGTCGGTCTTTGAAGAAGATTCAAGAACGAGCGCTGCATCAGTTTAGTAATTATAGACCTATGATGTTAGTGTAATATCAAAGAAACTTTGGTACGAGAAATAAAATTATATCGTACCAAAGTTTTCTATTGACATTTAACTACCAATAATTTATATTATAATTAATTGAAAATTGAAATAAACAGAAAACTTAAATGAGAAGGATGAAATGAAAAAGATATGTTTGATTGGTGATGTACATGGAAAGTTTCATACTTTGAATAAAATCGTAAAAGAAGAAATGCATCTTGGTATAGATACATTTATCTGTTGCGGTGAGTTCGGGGTTTGGCCAGATTATAAAGAATTTAATGATCTGAGTATTATGGATGGTGCTAAACTTTTGTTCTGTGATGGCAATCATGAAGATCATCCTTATCTCAAAAAATTGCATAAAGATAAAGATGATTCATTTGCGGAAATAAAACCAAATATTATTCATATTAGTAGAGGTGGTATTGTTGAAATTTTTGGAAAAAAGTTTTTGTTTATTGGAGGTGCTGAATCCGTAGATTACTCTACAAGAACCCCGGGTTTGGATTGGTTTCCAGAGGAAAGTATTTCTGCATCTGAAGCTGAAAAAGCAATGTCTGTTGGAAAAGTAGATGTTGTAATTTCTCATACTTGTCCATCTAAATTTAAAGCATTTCCACAATACAAAGATTCTTATTCTCAGTTTGCATTGGATGCAATTCTTGATACATCAAGACCTTCTGAATGGTTCTTTTCTCATTATCATATGACCACAAACGGAAAATATGTATTTGAAGATACTGATGAAATAACTAATTTTCACTGTATTAATATGGTTCCATTTTTTGGTTCTAAGAATTACTACTTTTGTTAAACGTTTAAAAGAAGGAGAATGAAATGATTTATGCTGAGATGTGGAAAAAGTTTAAGAAAGAAGCAGCTGGAAGAGGATACGTTATTAAGATGGAAGGTGATGACGCTTTCAGGAAGATTCGTAAACCCGAATCGTATTTTAAGATGCTTCCTTCTCCTGATGGAGAAACAATCAGAGTATTCGAAGCTGGGATTGGTAAATTTAACCTAGCTTAAACATAAAACTGCGTTTGGTCCGGAGATACCTGATCTACACAGAGAGAAATTTGAACCTTTATCCTTAGGGCTGGTCTTAGGTGTAGACTAAGATTAGTACGCGATAAGCAAATTTCTTCAATCTCTGGACCACGCAGTTATTAAAAGGAAAAATATAATGGAAGATTACCAAATTTTTAAACATATTCCAAAAAATTATACTGCTATGGGAGAAATCTTTTGTCGTAAAGGAACACTTGATACATTTGTAGTCAATGAACAAGATGGAGAGTATGGTACTATAAATTCATTTGTTGGAAAAACAGTAATGGATATCGGTGCTAATATCGGAGCTTTTTCTAGATATGCTATAGCCAGAGGAGCAAAGAGTGTTATTGCATTTGAACCAGATCCAGATAATTATAAAATGCTTTTGCTTAATACAGTAAATGTTCCAGTTGCATGTAATAATTTAGCAGTTGTAGCAGATGAAGATCCTGAAGAATTGGAATTATATATTGCTTCTGGAAAGAACAAGGGTCAACATACATTGAGGAAAACTAGAGGTAGAAAAACAGTAAAAGTAAAAACAGTAAAACTATCTCCTCTTTTGGATTGTATTCGTCCTGATATCTTGAAAGTTGATGTTGAAGGATATGAACATAAATTGTTTTCTGAAGATCTTTTATTTTGGCCAGATGAATTAGTTATGGAAATTCATCTCCATAAACCAGAGTTTGAGAAAGCTTCATTAACTACAGTCAACAACATAAAGAAGTTTGGTAACTATAATAAGTGGGTTGGACTTTTAAAAGTAATGTTCAGTGAACATGATGTTCAAGATGATACTATTCATTTTTTGAGGGAATAATGAAACTTGAACTTAAATCAGTTAAAGATGTATTTGGAACAGTCGTTGAACCTGGACATCCAGTTGCATATGCAAGAGGTCATGGCCATTCGTCATGTATAGTAGTAGTTGGAGTTTTTGCTGGAGTATCAAACATATCAGGAGGATGTAAAGTAGAATTTCCAAATGGTGATAAACCAATATTTGTTGGTAGATCATCAATTGTTTCTATGAATGGAACTAAATGTTTTGGAAGAGCAACAGAAGAGATGGAAAAATTAATGACTTCTATTTTTAAGAACTGTGAATTGGAGAAAATGAAATGATAAAGATAGTTAAAAATGAAACAACTGATATGTTTGGTAGAAAAATAATAACTGGAGATTTTATTGCATATCCAGTTAAACTGTCTTGTTCTGCTAAACTTAGGGTTGGAGTATTTACTGGAATATCTGAAAATGATAAAACAGTTGTAACAGCTTTTGAAGAAACATGGTCTGGAAAAAGTACTGGAAAAGCGACAAGAAGACATATTAGTTCTTATACTACAAAGAATAATATGGTACTTCTGAAGGAACCTACTGCGTATACAGTGTTTACTGAAAAAGTTGAAGATAAGTTTAAATCTTTGCTTTTTCTTAAACAAGATATTATGAAAAAAGTAATTGACATTTAGATTTTCATTGTTTATATTATAATTAATTGAAAATTCAAACAGAGGAAAATGAAAATGGATAATAAAGAACTTATTGGAAGAATTATTAATTTATTTAAAAGTGAAGAAGAAGATGAATATCTTATTTCATATCTTTCTGATGAAATATCTGAATTTGTTGATATTTCTGTTTTAATCAATAATGGTAAAGTAATTGTGTATCGTAGTAGTAATGTTTTATATACAGATAAATGCTATATTATTATAAATTGTTTACTTAAGAATGGTGCTATATTTTCAACAATAGTAGATACAGATATTATGATAAGCAAGTCTGTTGAATTTATGATAAAAATATCATCAACAATTATGGTAAAAGATTTAAAGAAAGATACACATCATAATATATTTAAGCCTAAGTACTCAGTTGGAGATACAATTTACATGGTTGGAAATAAAAGAAGTTATTTTATTGTTAAAAGTATAACATTTAATGTAAAAAAATTATCTTGGGATTATCATGATGAATTTGGATATGCAAGTGAAAATAATGTTTGTACATTAACAGGAGAAGATATAGCAGAAAAAATAGCAGAACATTTAGTGTGGATAGAAAAAGATATAAAAACTGGTTGTCATATACTTGTTAATAGTTTTCAAGATGTTAAGACTAAAAGAAAAATAGAAGATTGGGAAATTACTTTGTTTAAAAATGCTGGAATTAGAACAATAGTAGTTACAAATGCATTTTTAACATAATTTAGAAAGGAATATATTATGAGCGGAGTTAAGATTCAGATTAACAATGTTGAAGCTCTTGAAAGATTGTTTGGTATTAAGAAGGGTGAAGATATTAGTCTTGAACTTAGAGGAAATATTGTTCAGGAGTTTACAAACAAACATTTGAAGGGTTTAGCTAGCAACGAAGCTATAGAAAAAGCAGTGATTCAACTTAAAGATGATATTTCTTTAAAAGTTAACGCTGCTTTTCTTAATACTGAATACAGAGAAAATACTATTATTAGACAAGATATTAGAAATAAAATTGATGAATATATTAAAGAAGAAGTTAGACGTCAACTTAGTTATATTTTAGATGAACCAGTGAAGAATGCTGTAAAGAAGGCTGTTGATGATTTAAAAGATGATGAAGATAATTGGTTATATCATAATACTGCAAAAGCTGCTCTTAATTATGCTTTTGATAAAATAAAAGATATTATAGATGGTATGACAAATAAATGTTTGGCTAAAGATTTTAAAACTTTTAATGATATAATAAAGAAAGGGATGTAAATGTTTACGAAAGAAGAAGTTGATACTTTTAGGGATAAGTATAAAAGTTCTATGCCATTGCTAGAGAAAGAGATTAGAATGGATCTAGCAGATGGAAAATGTTACGGTCTTCCAATTGCTCTTATAGTTCTTGAAGTTGTTACTTATTATTCAGAAATAGATGGAGTAAGTTTTGATGAATCATTTGATGAATTAAAAGAAGCAGATGGAGATTATTTTATTGAACAACTAGAAAATAATATGAGTTTTGAAGAATGTAAAAATCATTTTATAGATCGAGGATTAGCAACACCTATAAAAATTAATATGGAAGACAGTTTTATTAATTCTGAAAAAGAGATTTTCTAAATTTATGGCCCTGTAAGCTCAGCTGGTAGAGCAGCGCGATTAATAAACGGCAGGTCGTTGGTTCGAATCCAACCAGGGTCACCAAAAAAAAGTAGTTGACATTTTGACTTTCATTGTTTATATTATAATTAATTGAAATTTAACTAATTGTTGTGGAGATAAAATGAAGACAAGAGATCAGGTAAAGCAAGAAATCGAATCTTTGTCGAATTACCTCAAGGGTGAAAGTTTGAAGTATTACTTGGGAGAAGATTGCATTTCAGATGCAGAGTTTGACAGAGAAATCGAACATCTTTCTAATTTGGAATCTCTTTTCCCCGAATTTGTTCTTCAAGATAGCCCTACAAAAGTAATCGGGCATGAAGGACATATTGATTCTGGTAAAAAACGTAAACATCCTTTTCCTAATCTTTCTTTGGCTAAGGCTAAAAGAGATGGTGATGGTGATTGGTTTATTAAAAATGTTAAAAAGTATAATTGTAAGATAAACGTTGAACCAAAAATTGATGGTGCTTCTATGACATTGTATTACTCCGGTGGAGCTCTTAAACGTGCATTATCGCGTGGAGATGGATTCTTCGGAGAAGATATTACTGATTTTGCTTTGAATCGTTGTAAGAATGTACCTTCCAAAATAAAGTTTACTGGTTCTGTTGCTGTTCGTGGAGAAGTATGCATCAGTAATTCAACTTTTAGTATGATAGTAAAAAGCAAGCATTCTGTAAAGAATCCGAGAAATCTTTCAGTTGGTCTTATGAAAAGAGATTCAGATTCTGCTATTGAAAAAGAGTTTGGAAAAGTATGTGAGTTCATTGCTCATCAGCTTGAGCCTCTTAGCGAATTATCAAAGGATTTCTTTCGTGAAGCATATGTTTTAAATCATGATTTTTCTGAATTTGTTTTCGCTCCAGTTCAGCCTGCAGATCTTTCTTCAATAAATGAAGTTGGCATGGCAATGTATAAAGATATGTTTAAAACATTCGATTTTAACACAGACGGACTTGTATTGAAAATTCTTGATTATAATGTTAGGGAGGAACTTGGAGATAATGGAATGGCTCCAAAGTGGGCTATAGCATGGAAGTTTGATGCTGAGGAAGCTGTAACTGAACTTCTTAAAGTCGATTGGCAAGTTGGTAGAACTGGAAGACTTACACCGGTTGCCATTCTAAAACCAGTTGAACTTGGAGGAACAACTGTATCAAGAGCTTCTCTTCATAACATTGATATTATCAATTCTCTTGAAGTAGCTCCTGGAGATTTGGTTGTAATATCTAAGAGGGGCGAGATAATTCCTCAAGTTGAAAGAATTGAAGAAAAACGCAGTTATGAAATGGTATTAATTCCAGAAGTTTGTCCTTCATGTGGTAAACCTCTTGAAGATGACAGATGTGTATCTAAACCTGGAAAATGTGTACAGAAAACAATAGCTAAACTTTCATTCTTCGCTGCAAAGGGAAATGCTGATATTGAATCAGTTTCTGGTCAGACTGTATCTGTTCTGGTAAAGAACTTTGAATTCAGAACTCCAATAGATTTTTATACTTTTAATTATTGGAGACTTCTTGAGGTAGAAGGATTCGCTAAAAACAGTATTGAAAAAATAATCAGTGAAGTTAAAAAGTCTCAGTCTTTACCGTTTTGGCAGATACTTGCAGCATGCGGATTCTCAAGAACTGGTCATAGAACATCAAAGAAGATTTATGATAATGGAATAAGGAATTTTTCTTCACTTTTGGCTGCAGATGAAATAACACTTGTAAATAAAAGCAGTGTTGTAACAGGCCAAACATTGTATGATGAACTTAATGAAGCATATGAATATGTTAAAGATATGGATTTGTTCTTTGATTTTAATCATATTGAAGAAAAGAAAGATGTTCCAAAAGACGGACCTTTGAATGGAATGATCTTTGCACTTACAGGAGACTTTGTTGATTATCGCCCGCGCAAGAAGCTGTTAGAAAAAATATTTGAATATGGTGGCAGTGGCGAAGAAGGTATTACTTCGAAGACAACTCATCTTGTGATTGGTGGAGAAAGAATGAGTTCTAAGGTAAAGAAGGCGGCGGATAAAGGAGTTAAGATTCTTACAATTAATGATCTTGAAAAAATGATTAATAATTGAAAAAAGTAGTTGACATTGGGTTCTCCATTGTTTATATTATAATTAATTGAAAATTGAAACAAAAGATGGAATTAAATTTTAGACAGAGGAGGATGATATGAGGTACTAAAATTGTTGAAAAATATAATTGAAAATCTAAGAGAGAAGTTGGTAATAAATAACAGAAATGGGGTAGAGGTGGCGGAAGATAAACTTCAAGAAATGCTTGACTTTCAAAGAAAACTTCAAGAGAAAGTTAAGATTAGTAAACCTGAGTACGCGAGGATGTTTGGAAACGAACTTGGGACTGAAGCAACAATAGCAGATGCAGCTGAATTTATGCTACATCAGAAACAAGCTTCAGACGATGAGTTTCAAGAATTGATGAGAGCTTTAGGAGGTTCTGATGGAAATGCTTCATGGAAGTACTGGAAAAAGAAGCATGAAGGATTGAAATTCAAGAAGATCTCAGATCTTTCCGAAGAAGAACTTTACGCACTCAGAGAGGAACTTATTGACGATTGGCACTTCTTCATGAACAGAGCTCTGATGCTAGGAATGACATCGGAGATGATGTACAAGATTTACATGAAGAAGAATGAGGAAAATATCCAGAGACAAGATTCTGGGTATTAAAAACAAAAATCTAAAAACTTGAAAGGAGAACAAAGTAAGTGATGAGGAAGAATGTTATAATGATCGCGATTCTCGCTTTTATTGTTTCACTCTTTCTTCTTATCGCAGGTTGTGGTAAGAATCAGAGTGAAGCACCGCCTGGCGGAGATCAAACTGAAGCTGTCGCGGATTCCACAGGAAAGGCCGCTAACACAGACAGCACTGTTAGTTTTCTAAAAATTGATAAGGAATACAAAAACTCGCAGATATCACAGATGTTTAGTATTGAACAGGTTATGAATAACGCAACGCCTCTATCGAATCTCAGCGTGGCTTATTATTCAAACCCGTTCAATCACAATGAAACCTCGGCTTTGACTAATGTTAAGAATCAAAATATAAAGTCGAGTTCTAATGATCTGTTCGCAAATTATATGACAAAAGCACCTGCTAAATTAGGAGATCAGTTCGTTGCTGTTACTCCGGTGACGAAATATGACATCATGAATGATTAACTAGATTTTATTGAAAGAAATTAGGAGATCATAAATGATTATTAAAGTCAAATGTTAGATGTTTAGAGTAATCATAAAGTCCTGCAGCGGAACCAATTAAAAGATTGGTTCCGCTGCATCTTTTAAAATTGGGAGATTAATCAAATGGGAACTTGGATATATAGACATCTTAGCGAAGATGGAAAAACTGTACCGACATGCCCGTTTAAAAAGAATGCAGAACAATGCGAGAAGTGTGAGTTCAGAGAAGATCATATTAATTGGAATGTTCAGCCCGGAGTATTTTGTTCAAAAATTTTAAAATAATAGTTGACATTGGGCTTTCAATGATTTATATTATTACTATTGAAATTAAACAAAGGAGATTTAAATTGACTCGGAAATTCTGGAATAACGACAGTGAAGAGGGAAAAGTCCTCAACACTATTTCTAATCTTATCAAAGGTACCGAATGGGATGGAAAGATCTTCCTGGTTGGTGGCGCGGTAAGAGATGAAGTTCTTGGAATTCCGGTCTCTGATGTAGATCTTCTTGCAAATGAAGAGTTAGGTGGAGTGGAATTTGCCAAGTGGCTCGCTCAGAAAACAGATTCCTTCAGGGAAGGAACAAACCCGGTAGTATTTCCTACATTTGGTACTGCTAAACTTGAGATTAATGGATTCTCTTGCAAGATTGAAGTTGTTGCTCCGCGAGTTGAGAAGTACACGGTTGGAAGCAGAAAACCGATTACAACATTTGCTTCTCTTTCTGATGATGCTGAGAGAAGAGATTTTACTTTCAATACTCTTATGAGGTCTCTCACTAATGGCAATCTTATCGACCCTCTTCAGGCTGCTATAAGAGATATTAGACTTGGAGTGGTAAGAACTCCAATTGCCCCGGAAATTTCTATTGGTGACGATCCTCTCCGAATACTCAGAGCAGTACGGTTTGCAGCACGATTTGATTGGCTTATTGATAATGAACTTTGGAATACCATTTTCGATATGAAACATCTTCTTTCTGAAGTTGTATCTGTTGAAAGAGTAAGAGAAGAACTTTTCAAAATGTTTTCTTCTGATAATAAGGTTAAAGCTGTTCGTATTCTTATTAATTCTGGACTTATGGATGAAATCATTCCGGAACTGAAAGAACTTGACGGACTTAAGCAGAATGCTTTTCATTGCTGTGATGCTCTCGGTCATACTCTTCAAGTTGTAAGTAATCTTAAAAGCAATGACCCAATTATTGTTCTTGCTGCTCTTCTTCACGACATCGGAAAGCCAGAAGCTGCTAAGCATTCTTCAGTTGGACATTTCTTTGAGCATGAAGAGTTCGGAGCTGAGATTGCTGAAAAGATTTGTGATAGACTTAAACTTTCTAATGAAGATAAGAATAAAGTTGTTTTCTTTGTAAAGAACCATATGCATATCAAACAGTGGGGTAAAAAAGCTGAGAAAGTATCTGATTCTGCTGTGAGAAGGTTTGTAATGGTTTGTGGAGATAATCTTGAGGATATGCTTACCATTATGGATGCTGATAATATTTCTCATGCTAAAGATTTTGATATGCCAGAGCAGATTTCTGCACTCAGGGATAGAATTCCTGAAGCTATGTGCAAGAAGATGATTTCTGAAATGAAAAGTCCTGTTACTGGTGATGATGTTATGAGGGAATTTAATATCAAGCCAGGAAAGACGGTTGGAAGAATTCTTAATATTTGTAGCGGTATTTGGATTAAAGATCCAACTGCTACTTCTGAAGATATCATCGGTAAAGTTAAAGCAAGAATGAATATCTAAATTTTGTTTTTATTAAGGAGGAATTATTAATGGGAGATTATACTAGAACAGATCCAAATCTTTCGGATTTTCCGGGATTAATAGGAATTGTAATAATTAGTATTCTTTTTATAATATTTATTGGATTTATTGTAGTTGATACAATTGAAGTGGTAAAATTACGTCATGAAAAAGAGAACTCAACATTGATATACCAAAAATGAATATCTAAATCATGCGCCTGTACCCTAATGGATAAGGGACTAGACTTCTAATCTAGCGCTGGAAAGCATTGCTCGTTCGAATCGAGTCAGGCGCACCATAAAATTGAAGGAATTAAAATGACTACAGATGAAAAGTTAATAAAACTTAAATCAGATTTAAAAAATAATAGTAATCTTTTTATTCCTGGTGGCCAAATAGTATATGATTTTTTACAAACAATTGATGAAGTCATAGAAGATAATAAAATGCTTAGAATACTTTTATGGCTTAGACATGGTTGTGATATAACTTCTCTGTATGGTGATGACGGAGAATTGCAATGTGGTAAATGTATTATAGACTTTAAAAGAGATGATGCATTAAAAATTGCTGAAAAGTTTGAGAAACTAAATGCTGATAAACTAAAAATTGGAGAAAAAGATGGAGAATAAGAATGTTCTGAACTTTGAAGATCGAGGTTTCTGGTTAAAAGCTGCTGAAAAGAAAAAGCCAGAGGAGTTCGATTGGCGAGGAGGAGTAGATGAGATACTAGATTTCATCAAACAAAATACTGATATTAAAGCTGATGAAAAAGAGAAAGATGGAGTACCTGGAGAAATGATGTCTCTTATGTCTTCCATTTTTATTATGATTTCTACATTAAAGCAAATGAATGGAAGAATAATTGAATTGGAAAAATCGTTGGCTGAAAAATAAATTCCAGTGTGTCTCGGTCAAATTTTAAAGAGACTTGCTGTCCGAGGACAGGGCGGAACCCCGCTAAATAGAAACGCATATCCTTGGAAACATACATCAAGTTTAGCGGTTGGCTGGGACACGCTGGCAACATAAAATGGAGATGAATAAAATGGATAAAATTTGTAAAAAATATAATGGGTTTTCGCTTTGTCCAAAATGTGGTGGTATAGCTCATAGTTTAAATTATCAGTATTCTCCAATTGAGGAAGTTGGTGAATATCTTATTATAACATGTAATCAGTGTGGATATACACATACTGAACTTTGTATGGATGCTGCAGATTAAAAATAATTTCTAATTGGAGGAATTAAAAATGAATTTTATTAATTTTAAGACTGCTGTTGCTAAAGCATTTAGCGATATGACCAAGAATAATCAACAACTATTTCGTACTACTGCATCTAAGGATGATATGTGGACAACATATCTTTCCAGTTATCCAGATGGAACTAATCCTATCTTTCGTGAACGTAGGGAATATGATTGTAGTTGCTGTAGGCAATTCATTCGTAATGTTGGTAATGTTGTTACTATTGTTGATAATAAGCTCGTAAGTATATGGGATTGTAAAGTTCAAGATGAGGCTTATCAGACTGTTGCTGATGCTATGTCTGAATTCGTTAAGTCTCATCCAATCGATAATAAATTTCTTCATTTTGAACGCATTGCTGGTACTGATAAAAATTATGAAGAAAAAGATGGCGAGGTCTATACCTGGAATCATTTTTTCGTAAATATTCCAGTTCAATATGTAATGCCTAAAGCTACAATAGCAACTAATCTTGGTGAATTTCGAGCTCTTCATGATGTTTTGCTTCGTTCTATTAATGAAATCACAGAAGATTCTGTTGATACTGTTCTTGAACTGATTGCTCAGAATTCATTATATCGTGGTGATGATCATAAGGCTACTTTGAATGAATTCAGTAAATTGCAGAAAAAGTTTAAGAAGCTAAAAGATGATAAAGCTAAGGATCTGTTTGTTTGGACATCTATAAACGATATTCACCCAGCGGTGTCCAAAATCCGTAACACATCCATCGGTACTCTTTTGGTTGATATCTCTGAAGGTAAAGAACTCGAATATGCTGTTAAAGCTTTTGAAACAATAGTTGCTCCTACTAACTATAAACGTCCAACAGCATTGGTTACTAAGTCTATGGTTGAAGCAGCTAGAAAGAAGATAGAAGAACTTGGTCTTTCTTCTGCATTAGAACGGCGTTATGCTAACCTATCTGATATTACTGTAAACAATATTTTGTTTGCAAACAGAGACACTCGTAAGATTATGACAGATGCTGTAAATTCAGCTTTCGATGATATTGCATCATCTGCTGTTAAACCAAAATCTTTCGATAAGGTCGAAGAGATAGGAATTGAAAAATTCTTGTCTGACGTACTTCCTAAAGCAAAAAATATTGAGATTCTTATGGAGAACCGGCATCAGAAGAATCTAATGAGTTTGATAGCTCCAGTCGATCCAACAGCTGGTAATTTATTCAAATGGAATAATAATTTTAGTTGGTCGTATACTGGAGATTTAGCAGACTCTTTAATCAAAGAACGAGTTAAGAAAGCTGGTGGCAGTATTGAAGGTGTTCTTTGTTGCCGTCTTGCATGGTTCAATCATGATGATCTAGATCTTCATATGGAAGAACCTAACAGTGGACATATTTACTATGCTAATCGTCAATCATACTCCGGCGGTGAACTTGATGTAGATATGAATGTTAGTGATAATCATCTTACTCGTGAAGCTGTTGAAAATATATTTTATCGCGATTCGAGAAATATGCGTGAGGGTGTATATACTCTTCGTGTTCATAATTTTAATAAGCGTGAAACAAAAGATGTTGGATTTGAAGTTGAAGTTGATATTCAAGGTACATTATATCATTTTGAATATTCAAAAGCTGTACCCTCACGTGAATTTATTGATGTGATGAAACTTAAATATTCTAAGGAAACTGGCTTTACTATTTTAAGTTCTCTGGAAGGTACTTCTGTATCTAGGAATATTTGGGGAATCTCTACCAATCAGTTCCATAAAGTAAATGTTATAATGATGTCACCTAATTATTGGGATGACCAGAAGGGTATCGGCAACAAGCACTATTTCTTTATGATTGATGGATGTATGAATGATGGTCAGGCTAGGGGATTCTTCAACGAGTTTCTGAAGTCTGAACTTGATGCTCATCGTAAGGTGATAGAAATTGTTGGAAGTAAGATGAAGACTGAAATTACCGAAGATCAGCTTAGTGGTATGGGTTTCTCTAGTACTCAAAGGAATCAGATTACTGTTAGAGTTACCGGTGCTACTTCGAGAGTTCTCAAGATTAATTTTTAAAAAGTAGTTGACTTTATCGGTAAAATGTATTATTTTATAATTTGTTAATTTAAAACACAACTCATGAAAGGAACTAACAATGTTTGAACGTGCAACTCGTCAGAAACTTCGGTTCGATACTTCTAAAGGTCAGTTGTCTGTAGAAGATCTATGGGATCTGCCGCTTACCAGTACACGGGGTCATGTTAACCTGGATGACCTCGCTCGTGGTTTTCATAATCAGTTGAAGAACAATGATGACATTTCATTCGTCGATGTCGATCGTAAAAATGATTCTGTTATTCAGCTTAAGTTTGACATTGTGAAGCATATTATTGATGTTAAGCTTGCTGAACGTGCTTTGGCTGCTCTCAAAGCTGAAAATGATATGAAGAAATCTCGTATCATGGAGCTTATCGCTCAGCGTCAAGATGAAGCTCTTAGCAGTAAGTCTATTGATGAGCTAACCGAGATGTTGAAGGATATGTAAACGTAATCTACCTAGTACCTCCAGCACAGTTCGAATCTGTAGTTGGAGGTACTATTAACTTTTTGGAGAATGTCGATGAGAACAATAAATAAAGATTTTATCATCGGATTTTTGTTGGGAATTATTGCATTGCTCTCGATAAACGCAGTTAGCATAGATACTTCTCCAGTAACATACTCTATTGCTGGTGGTGAATATGGAGCATGGGTTGTAAACAGCAAAGGACATATCTGGAGACTGGATGGATTTATTAATCCGTCTTCGGCTATAAGAACTAGAATTATCGATAGTGAAAATTTGCCCAATCAGTAATTTTAAAATGGAGTTAAAATTGGATAGTTATGGAGAAATGCTCAGAGTTCATTTAAGTAATAAACTTAAAGAACTTTCATGGCAATGTCAAGGATGTTCACAAGTTTCTGTATGTGAAGAACAAGAAAGTGGCGGAGAATCTAGATATTGTTGGCCAATTATAGAAGCTGCTATAATGAATGAAAAAAACTGGGATACTGAACATTGGACAAAGAAAGAATAAAAAATGAAACTTTGCTTCTGTGATGTAGAAACTACTGGAATAGATAGAAAGTTATGTGAAGTAATTCAGATATCTATGATATTTGAAAATACTGAAACAGGAAAGTCAACCGAGCGTGAGTGGAAATGCAGACCTAGAAATGCTGATGATTTAGCTATTTACGAACAAGGAGCTCTTGATAAAACAGGTCTTACTATTGAAAAAATTAAAACGTTTCCAAATCCAGATGAAACATATGTTAAAGTATTTTCAACTCTTGGACATTGTGTAGATAAATATAATTCAAACGATAAAATGTTTTTCTTAGCTTATAATGCAGATTTTGATTATAGTTTTCTTAGATCATGGAGTGAAGCAGCTGGAGAGAAATACTTCGGATCTTTTTTCCATTTTCCATTCATTGATGTTATGCAAACCGCAGCTTTAGTTACAATGGGCATCAGACATAAAGTTAAAAATTTCACGTTGAAAAACATATGTGAATTGTTTGATATAGAGTTCGATGAAGAAAAAGCTCATGAAGCATCTTATGATAATAGAAAAACAATGGAATTATATCATAAACTTACAGAAGGATAATATGGAAAAAACAATAGAACTTCATTGGAAAGAAACATTATTTAAAATTAAAATTAATGAAATAGTAAAAATATATAAACTTGATGAAAATTCTTCTTGTGTTGAAATTATTGGTGAAAATTCTTTTATTGTAAATGAATCAGTTGAAGAAATATCAAAAGAAATAACATATGCTAATTATGAACCAGAACTTGATCTTCTCAAAAGAATGCAAGTAGATGGTTGTAGAGAGGAAACAGATAGAGAATTGGCTGAAAGGCTAGCATTAGCATGTACTTTACTTGGTGAGAGGTTAGATCCATCTGTAATAAATACATCTGATAAGGAAAGACCATATGGATTCTTTGCCAGGAGAGCTGCTAGGTTAGCTGGTGAAGTATTAAACAGGGTAAAAATATGAAGACAGATTTTCCATTGTTTGCATATAAAAGAGAATGTTTCCAGGAATTTGAGAATGAAATTTCTTTAGTTCTTTGGTGCATGGGTTGTGATATGAACTGTGATTGGTGTTCAGTTAGAGATATAGTATCAGACCCAGAATTAGAATTAGAAGAAGATTATATTGAACTTATAAAGAATAAAACCGAACTTGAAACAGCTGTGGTATTTCTTGGAGGTGAACCTACTTTAAGAGAAGAAGGTCTAGTCCAAGGTTGTCAAGAAGCTAAACTTCTTGGCATGAAAACAAAAGTATTTACTAATGGAAACTCTATTAGATCAGCAGAACTTCTTAGGGAGCTTGGTTATGCTAAGCTTCTTGATTCAGTTGCTTTAGATTATAAATATCCTATTCAAAATATACAGTCATTTATAGCTTTTGTTATGAAAACTGGTATTAATTTAGAACTTAGAACTACAATGCATCCAGGATTAACTGAAAGTGATTTATCTCAAATGAAACAAGTTGGTGAAACTTTAAAAGTTAAACATATTTTTCAAAGATACTTCGATCCAAAGGAATATAGGTAGTAAGGAGAAGATAAGTGACTACATTTGCTAATGTAACAGCTGATGCTAGAGTTGTTTCTTTAAAGAAACAACTCTAGCATCAGCTGAAGAAAAAGCGAGAATAGAAGAGAAACTAAGGGAGATAAGAAGACTGATAGCTATAGCCAAAGGCAATAGAATATCAGAGGAGATGGACAGTAGAACTGAAGAATTAAATAAAACGAAAGCAGATCTTCAAAAAGAAATGTCTAGAATAAAACGAAAAATCGATGATATAGAAATCGAACTTCAACAAAGAAAAAGAGGAGTAACATGAAATTTAAAGATATGATTTTAGAAAACAGAAATATAAATTTTAGGTATGTTGGAAATGATTGTATAGCATCTATTACAATTAAGAATAATTTAAATGGAGATACAAAGATAATGACTGCTAAAGGAAAAGATAAAAATGAAGCTCAAAAGAATTTAATTGAAAAATTAAATCAAGAAACAAAATAGTAACTCTTTCAACATTAAACCAGAATAGCCTCTAGGGTTCATAGAATGACTTTAGAGGCACTTTCTTTTTGAAAATGTAGGATTTTATATTAAAGCCAGATAGGTGAACTAGATGGTATCTAGACTGAATCATAGATTATGAAAAAAGTAGTTGACATTTGCTTATTTTGCGAATAAATATTTTTATAGAATATATTAAACAATCAAACAGAAAGTTTTAAACATTATGAAAAAGATATTGTTTGCACTATTGATGATTGCTATTGCATTATCATCTTTGAGTTGTATAAAATCAAAGGAAGAAAAGAATATTAGTATTGTGATGAATGGAGTATTACCTAGTATAGATAATACTACAACAATTGGTAAAGTATTTTCTGGATACGAACAAATTAGTGAAAGCGTATGGAGTCAGCGTTTAGATTCACAGGGTAGAATTTTTATATGTATAGAAGGTAAACTTGATGATAAGTATGTAAAAGCAATAAAAGAAGCTGAGTTTAGCGATTTTCCAATTTTACCAGAATATGTTGAAAAGATAAAGCCTTGTGTTGAAGAATTAGAAAAATTAAAAGTTAGATTTAATTTCAGTTTAAGTATTGATAAATCTTCATTTAAATTTGAATCATTTGAAGTTATAACATTAAGTTCTGCTGGTATAATGAGGGTTACACAAGGAATGTTAGAAACAACAAATACAAATGCTCTTATAGATGTATATTCTAATAGAGATATAAATTGGGAATCTATTTTTACATGTTTGTTTAATGAAAAAAACGGTTGGTTATTATAATTACTAAAAATAAAGGAGTGTTTGTATTGATGAGAGTTCTTCCAAAACCAGTAAGTGAAAGATGGCTATGTCATATAGATGTAACCAATGTTTGTGAATCTAAACATGGTTGTGCTTATTGTACTAGATATGTCAGACATATGCGATCTGACCAATTGTATTTTATGCCAGTCGAAGAATTTAAGTTGGCTGTCAGATCTTTAAGAGATTGGCCAGGAATGATTGGCATCATGGGTGGACTTCCAACTAAGCATCCAAAATTTTCTGAACTATGTGCTATCCTTAGAGATAATTTTTCACCAAATAAACTTGAAGTATGGAGTTCTGGTGAGAAGGAATTTTTTCAAAAAAGAGATGATATTGATAAGACTTTCGCTCATATGTCATATAATGAGCATAATGATACTCAGGTAGATGTCTGTCAACATCAAGTAACTACTATGTCTATTGGTGAAACAGTAGATGATCCAGAATTCAGAGATGAACTATCTAGTAATTGTTGGGTTCTTGATAAATGGTGTCCAAATATAAGTCATCGTCCAGATGGTAAGGGAGCTTTTGTATGTGAACTTATGTCTGGATTAGATTTTATGTTGGAAAGTGTTGGACTTGGCGGTAAGGGTATAGATTTTGGAAAAGATCCAGATTGGTGGAAACGAGCTGTAAATGATCCTGAGTATTCTGCTCAGCTTCATGAATATTGTGATTGGTGTTCGATGTGTGTTCCGATGGAAAGGCAAACTCTTAGAAATGGTAAAGAACTTGTTTCTGAGAAATTTGCTTGGCTTATGGGAAGAAATGGATCAAAATGTTTTGGAGATCAGTCTAAGACTGAGATTATAACTGGAAAGAAACTTAAAAGGGAAGATATGAAAGAAATCCTTGAAAAGGGATGGGAGCCTCATAAGTTCCGTGGAGATTTACCAGGAGGAGAGTCGTGAAAGAAAATGAAACAAGTTCAATCGCTTTATTTACTGTAAACATATGTATCTCTGCTTTCTTTGTACTGATGATTGGTGAAGTTTTAGATTTTTCAAATTTTATGTTTAACAATGAAGCTATAAGGATTATTTCTTTGGCTCTTAGAGTGTTCGGAGTTTTTGTTATTGGAGGAACTCTTCTTTGGTATTTTTATAAAAGTACCAAAAATATATTTAAAAATATAAAGGCTGGAGTAGACATCATTTCTTCTCATGTTTCTCATTAATATTAATATGAAGGGAGTCCTAGTTGGGAAAAGGTCGGGAGGAATTCGATTCTTCAAAAATGTTTAAAGATATTTCTGACGCTCTTATGGGTGAATGTTCTATAGGATTCGATCAAGGATTGAGAGCTGATGATATTGAATGGTATTCTACTGGTTCAAAGTCTCTTGACATGCAACTAAATGGTGGAAGGTTAGATCGTGGAGGAATACCTTCTGGAAAGCTTACTATATTCTCTGGATTAAAGAGTTGCGGTAAGACATATTTCGCTATGAAAGCTGCAATAGATTTTATGAGCAAAGTTGAAAGAGGATATGTATTCTTTTTCGATTCAGAATATAATGTAACAGTAGATACATTTGTAAATGCTGGTATGCCAGAAGAATTCGGACCAAGATTAGTAATAATTAGAGTAAATACCATGGAGGAGTTTAGAACAAAGATTGTTCGAATATTTCAAACTATAGAAAGTAAAAAGAAATCAGATGTTAGAGCATTTGTTATACTTGATTCTGTTGGAGGTCTTATTCCTCAGAAAGCTTATGATGAAGCAAATGCTGCACCAAATGCTAAAGGAGTAGCAGAAGTTAAAGCCTCCATGGGTAGACCTCAGCAAGTTATTAAAGAGTTTACAAAGATAGCTGTACATGAAGGTGGAAAGCTTAATGTACCGATTATCTTTGTTTCACATGTTTACAAAGATAATAATGCTCCTAATCCAAAGTATGCTGGAAACATTGTTTCTGGTGGAGAAGGATTATATTACTTCAACTCAAATCTTGTAGAGTTTAGCAGAAGAAAGTCAAAGGATGATAAAGTTGAGAATAAGACTCAACATGATGTTAATGGAATACTTGTAACTTCTAAATTGGTAAAATCTAGATTTGCTAGAGAAGAAACTAAAGTCCTCTCACTTATTCATTTTAATCTTGGAGTTATACCAACATATGGTTTTGTCTCCATGGCTGAACAGGCTGGATTAGTTCAGAAAAAAGGATTGAGATTTTTTAGTGAGAAATGGGGAGAAAAGTGTTATTCACTTAGGCAAATAAATTCAGACCAAACTCTTATGGAACCACTTATGACTGAACTTCAAAAGTGGACTATAGCTCAGTTTGGTCTTGGAAAGATGTCTTTGTCTACAGCAGATGCTCTTGACTTCACTGAAAATAGTACAAAGATAAATTTTGAGAATGTAATGGATGAAGAAGATCCTGATCATGAAGAAACAGATGAGACTGAAGATTTTGAAATAGATTCTCCTGAATGAAAGATATTAGTTGACATTTAATCAATATCTTTCTAAATAATTATAGGTGGTTGAGTAGAATTTTACCACTCAACCACCTTAAAATAAAGGAGAATAAGATTGGTAGATGACAAGTTTATATTATCTAGAATGATTACAGATCAAGATTATTCAAGATCAGTTTTACCATTCACAGAAGAATCATATTTTTCTGACAGATTTGATAGAGAAATATTTAAGTCCATAAAAAAGTGTAAAAAGAAATATGGTAAAGTTCCAAGTTTCGATGAAGTTGAAGTAGACATTTCAGCTACTTTGGCTGAGTCTTTAGCTGAATCAATAATAGAAAGACTTAGGGAGATGCGGTCTACTCCAGCTGATGTAGCTTTGAACATGGCTGTAGATATGACTGAGCAAAGATTTAGAGATGTAGCTATACAGAATGCTATAGTTGAATGTGCTGAAGCTATAGAAGAAAATAAAATAACAGAATTTGGATCGTTTCCAGAAAGACTAAGAAAAGCTTTAGGAGTAACATTTGATAGGTCAGTTGGTCTTAGCTTAACTGATGAATCAGATATGTTTAGGCGTTATAAAATGTATGTTGAGAGACCAGAGAAGATAAAGCTTGGTACTGATTTAATGAATTATATTACAGATGGTGGATTTGAAAAGGGAACACTTAATATATACATTGCACCATCTAATGTTGGAAAGACATGGAAATTAATAGATGACGCTTCATTCTTTTTCAGATCTGGATATAATGTTTTATATGCTACATTTGAAATGAGTGAAGCAAAGATTATGCAAAGAATAGAATCTAACTTAATTGGTATATCTACATCTGAGTTTAAAGAAATAAGTGTTGAATCTTATATGGATTCAATAAAAGGAATAAATCCAGTAAATGGAAAACTTGGCAGATTATTTGTTAAACAGTTTCCTACAGCTGGAGCTTCTATTGATAATTTAGCTGGAGTAATGGATGAACTTGAAACAAAGCAAGATTTTAAAGCAGATGTAGTCATAGTTGATTACTTAATGATTATGAAGCCAAGTGATGGACGATATGCAAATTCATATGAGAAAAATCAAATAATATCTGAAGATTTGCGTAGATTAGCCACAGAAAGAAACATTTGTGTAGACACAGCAGTTCAAACAAACAGAAGTGGTTATAATGTATCTGACTTTAATGCTACTAGTATTGGTGAGTCTATGGCAATTCTTCATATATGTGACTGTATGATTGGTTTAATAAGAGATTCAGATTTAGATGAAATTGGTGAAATGTTTATTAAGATTCTGAAAAATAGATATTCTACTGTAGTTAACCAAAAATTTAGAATAGGATCTGATGTTATAACTCAAAGATTCTTTGATGTTAAAGATAGCGGTATTCCAGATCAAGTCATAAATACATCAGCAACAGATAGATTAAAAGTAGATGGAAGATCATTAATCAGATCTAAGAAAAAGACATTTTCTGAGTTTAAGTTCGACGGGGAGTAGAAATGTACGATGTTTTATCATATAAGCATAAGACTCTTGTTCCCAGAGAAATGGGAAATATGGGAGACTCACATTTTAAACTTAGCATAGTGCTTAATTATAAATTTGAGTTTTTCACTAAGTATAATATGATAATGTTTTTTAAACATATGAGAAATATTTACATATGTGTTGGAAAAACAGTTAAGAAGAAAAAAGAAACTGGGATAGACTCAGCTGCTAATTCTATAGTATTTCTTTATAATAATTATAGAGAAGTATTTGTTGATTCAGTTCTTGCTCATTATTTTCATTGTACCGGAACAAGTGAAGAAGCTTCAGAAGCTATGTCTAAAATAATAAAAACTGGCTGGGAAAGATACTATGGATAGGAACTGATATAAATAATAGAAAATAATTTTATACTAATGGAGAAGAAAATATGTCTATATTTAAAATTTTAGAAGATGAAGCTACAGCTTCAGATAAAGGTTGTCCATTTTGTTTCGCTCCAAAATCAGCTATAAGTTCTGGAAAAATAGTAGTTCCAGAAGGTATTAAGAATATTCCTGATAAGGGATATAGTTTTTTCGCTACTATAAATCCAACAGTGTTTGAATGTTCAGTATGCGGTTCAGCATATTCATTATCAAATGATGGAGTAGTTTATCCTATTAAACAAAAGCTTTTAAGTGTAGACGGAGTTAAGTCTATGCCAGCTTCTATTAATGGTTCAGAGGTTCAAACATCAATAAAGAGTCATGGGCCAAATGAATATAGAGCTCCATTAGGACTTAAATTTTATACAGTACCAGAGGAACTTAGTACAGAACTTGAAATTGATGGAATCAGTGAAGAAGATAATAATGAAATGCTTGAATCAATGTTTAATCAAGATTTTATAATTTCAGAAGCTCAGCACTTTTTGTCTGTAGACACTGATGG